GATAAGGATATAAACGAAGGTTCCCGTTCGCCAGCCAGAAAGATTCGTCAGCAAAAGGGAATCGATAAAGCCAATGGCGGCGATCCATTTTTAGATGCTCCTATAAAGACAGCCAAAGGAAAAACTGGATCCGGTGGTACTTATCCATATGCTAGTCAGAGTGCAAAGGTTAGAGATTCTTTGAGTAGATATTCTGCTAGGTTAGCTAAGGAAGCCTATAACCAGAAGTATCCTGGATGGGATAGAATCACTTCCACGGTTACTCCTCGTGACGAGAAGCAAGCCAAAATAGACGCCAAGAATGCGGAAGACAAGAAGGCTTCAGCAAAGAAGACTTATTCCAAAGCCGTCATAAACTATATGAAAGCTCAAGGAAAGAACCCAGATGGGACTCCTATAAAAGAAACAAGTGACGATACAGTAAAGAACTATGCTGCTCAAGCCAAAAAACCAACTCCTGCTCTTTTAAGCAGAGACAAATTTCTAAAGAAAACGTCTTCCTTGCTGTCCCGTTCTGATATAGACGATGTACCAGAAGAACCAAAAGCTTCAAAGAAAATTAAAACCCGTGCTTATGGGCATACGGTAACTCAAAGAAGAGAAGGTGAAGGAGTTACGCAAGACATGATAAAAGCTGCTCAGGCCAGATTCCAAGCCAGACTTGCCGCCAAGAAGAAATGAAAAAGAGTAAAAGAAACAAGAAGGTAATCTCTAGAGAAAATTTTCCGCCAACTTATCCTTTCACACGATTGGATCCTATGGCCGAAAGGATGGTACATTTGCTTTCATTCAAAGATTTTATACAAGAATCAACAGCCAAAACATATAGAGGGTCCTTTTCCAAGAAAATTTCTCCAGAAAAAAGAAATATATTAAACGCCAAGCTTAAGCATAAAATAGCCAACGGAGAATATAGAGCCGTTGTTGGTTCGGGGGAAATGCCTCATACTCTAGCAATGCGAGGATGGAAGAAATCGCATCCAAATTGGCACTACAAGGAAGCCTGGAGTCCTTTGATTCCATCTGGACCAAATGCTCCAAAATCTCAATACAGCAAGCTTCCATCTGTTCCTGTGAAAAAACCAAGAGAAACTAAACTAGGAACATACGGAAAAGCAATAAACAAAACTTCTGTAGATCCTGTAAAAGTAAACCTCGGTATGGAAGCAGAAAAGAAAAGGGATGCTGAAAGAAATGCGGCTCGTTTGAAAGCTGCTGGTGGACTAGGAAGATTGTTTACTAAAGAAGATACTACACTCAAGACAAGAGAAGACCAATATAAGTCTTATCAAAGAAAGCTGGACAAAGAAACCAATAGATTCTTGGTCAGAACCGGGCAAGAAGCCGAGAAGATGGGATTGTCAAAGAAAGGTGTTCGTAAAGTATTAACCAAGTTTAGCCAAGAACGCGACATGGAAAACCATGATGCTCCTAAGTCTGATAGTCCTAGAGTAAATCGGATACACAAATGGGGAAGAAAGACTGCTTCTAAAGCTAACGCGTTCCGGGCACAGCACCACGATCAAGTCAAGAAAATGTTGAAGGTTCCTGGATATGGACAACAAGCAGAAGGATTTAATCTAAAGGCCAAGCATAAGAATCCTAAGGGTGGTTTGAATGCTGCTGGTCGTAGTGCTTATAATAAAGCAACTGGATCTAATTTGAAACCACCGGCTCCGCATCCGAAGACAAAGAAAGATGCTGGAAGAAGAAAATCTTTCTGTGCCAGAATGTCTGGAATGAAAAAGAGACTTACTTCTGCTAAGACTGCCAGAGATCCAGATAGTCGTATAAATAAATCGCTTAGAGCTTGGAATTGCTAACAAAGGAGATTTTGAATGTTTTTACTAGGATTTGCTTCTGGATTTGCCACAGGCGCTTTGCTTGTTGTTTTCTTTGCTCGTAGAAATCTAAACACCCTAAAGAAGGGTTCTGATACTCTACATACAGCTACGGATAATATTGCTACAAAAATCAAGCAAGAAGTTGACAAACGCAAGTAAGCGTGCTATACTTACATGATTGAATATATTATTTACTTTTGAGGAGTTATTATGAAGATTAGTGCGAACACGTTGGCTATTTTAAAGAACTTTAGCAAGATAAACTCAAACTTCATTGTGAAGCCAGGAAATGTTCTCAAGACGATTTCCGGAAGTCAGTCTATCTATGCTGAGGCTACAGTAGCCGAGAATTTTCCGGTTGAGTTTTCTATCTTTGATTTGAATAGGTTCTTGGCTTCCATTAGCTTATTCAAGGGGAAAGACCCGGATTTGAATTTTGATACCAAGATGGTGGATATTTCTTCTGGTGGGTCTTCTATCAGATATTGCTATTCTGATCCTGTCTTGACGAAAGATTTCGCAAAGAATCTTCCCAAGACAATAAACGCACCACAACCAGATTATGAGTTTATTCTGAGCGACAAGGACTTTGCTTCCTTGTCAGATGCTGCTTCGGTGATGAGCCTTCCTGACTTAATCCTGGAAGCCACGACTGATGGTGTATTCCTTCGGTTGGTAGATAAGAAGGATAAAAACTCTAACATGTATACCATCAGAGTTGGTGATAATACTAAGAATTTTACATTCAAGATGATTTTCAAGATGGAAAATATCTGTATTATGCCAGGCTCGTATACTGTAAGAATCAGCAAGAAGAAGGTCAGCGAGTTCCTAAATAAAGATGGGTCTATCAAATACTTCATCTCTATGGAACACGACAGCACTTGGTAAATATTTCTTTTAAGACGGGAGCTTTAAATGAGTGAACGAGAGTTTCTGTTCGTGGAGAAATATAGGCCCTCTTCGGTCGATGATTGTATTCTTCCTAGTACACTAAAGAAAACTTTCAAGGATATACTTAAGAATGGCGACCTCCCTAATATGATTTTTGCTGGAGGTCCTGGATGTGGAAAAACTACGGTTGCTAGAGCTATTGCTTCTGAGCTTGGAATAGATGTATTGTTTATCAATGCTTCAGAACATGGCAACATAGATACTCTTAGAACCACTATCAGAAACTTCGCAAGTACTATTTCTTTGTCTGGCGAAAAGCCATACAAACTAGTAATACTTGACGAAGGCGATAATCTAAATCCACAATCTTTCCAGCCAGCTTTGAGAGGATTCATTGAAGAGTTTGCTAAGAACTGCCGTTTTATTATTACTTGTAACTTCAAGAACAAGATTATTGAGGCTATTCAATCTAGATGTCCTGTCATAGATTTTGTTATTCCGGTAAAGGAAAGAAGTAGATTAGCTTCTCAGATGTTAAAGAGAGTCATATCTATTCTGGATAACGAAAGTATTAAATACGACGAACAGGTTCTGGTTGAGTTAATAAAGCGTCATTTTCCAGATTATCGAAGAATACTCGGAGAGATTCAGACCTATTCTCTTTCCGGTGAAATCGACAGCGGAATACTAGCAAAGCATAGCGATGTACAGGTAAAAGACTTGGTTGACCACATGAAAGCCAAGAATTTTACGGAAGTTAGAAAATGGGTTGCGCTGCACGTTGACATGGATCCAGCCCTGTTTTTCAGAAAGCTCTACGAGGGTCTAAACGAGTACGTTGACAAATCCAGTATTCCACAGATGGTATTGATACTAGCTGAATATCAATATAAACTTTCTTTCTCTGCTGACGCTGAAATTTGTTTAGCAGCTTGCATGGTAGAGATAATGTTGAGCGTCAGTTTCAAATAAATACCATTACTATGAATAATAAAACTTCAGCAAACGACCTATCTTTAAGTATTCATAAAATATACAAGAAGTATAATATGAAGGAGTACTATAAAGAATATTGTACATTGATGTCGGAATATGCTTCTAAAGAAGTAAGTGACAAACTGCACGCTTGCATGGTTGAAAATAACAACTTAATGGGAATCCATAGTATTGTTAAAGATTTCATAAATGGTACAACCTTGTCTGATGAGCTGGCTCAAGAGTTTATAGACAGGGCCGCGTTGATACAAACTCGTTATCCTTTTTTGGATTACTGTAAGGAATGTATTGTACTTAGAAGAAAATTCCTGAACGAGAGATCTGATTACTTCTACAATACCATACAATCTCTAAAGATAGTCAAGGAATCCCCAAATGAGGAAGCAAACGATGCCTATTCTTTTCAAGATGCCCTCCTTGCTAAATGGATAGATAACTCTATAAAAAAGACCTATCCAAAAGGAATGCAAATCAAATATGAAGATTTGACTGGAAAGATAAACACAATATATGCTATTCATAAAGAATCTACATTTGACACAGAATTTTCAGAAGCTCAACTTATAGACAGATATTCTGGAATATGTTTATTCGATTCGTTTCTTCTTCATTCTTTTTACGACACGCTGACCCATAAGTGGGTATATGTACCACTGGCTCTAATAATCGATATGAAATCGGATTATATTACGGAGTTATTGGAAAGCATGAAAGAAGAAACAACAGAAGAAGAAGATGAAGGAACAGTATGAATCCATTTGATTTTGTAAATAGTGTTAATGTCTCTAAAGAAAATGTTATAGAAAGAAATCCTGAATGTGAGAAAGATTACATACCATATTTAATAAATAAAGCTATGTCTTATTTTCCTGATACGGTATTCTATTCTCAACAAATGAATGAAAATTCTCATATAGATAAGAGACTACAGTATGAGTATTTTCTAAATTCGGTTTCAAAGAAACCAAGATTCAGTAAATGGGCAAAGGTAGAAAAACAAGAAATACTGGAATGTATTAAACGAAGATACCATTATAGTGACACCAAAGCCAGAGAAGCCATAAAGTGCCTTACTGAAGATCAGATAAAAGAGATACTAGCTGCGGAAATGACTGCGGATGGTAGTTTCGAAATGGCATAAATAATCTTATATATTTTATAGGATTACTATTATGCCTAATGATGAAATAAAGTTTGGAGGCTTAGAAAGCCTCGTCGAAGTGCTTCTGACAGATCCTCAAAATTTTCTAAAGATAAAAGAAACTCTTACAAGAATAGGTATAGCGTCCAAGAAGGAAAAAAAGTTATATCAGTCTTGCCATATCCTGCATAAAAAGGGTAAGTTTTATATAGTTCATTTTAAGGAGTTGTTCGGGTTAGACGGGCACGCTATTACGTTTGATGAAGACGATTTAGCTAGAAGAAATACTATTGCTAACTTACTGGAAGATTGGGGTCTTGTTTCCATTGTGGATCAAACCAAGACAGATGAACCAGTATGCCTGATGTCTGAAATAAAAGTTATTAAACATGCGGAGAAATCCGAATGGATATTAGAGCAAAAGTATGCTATAGGTAAAAACTTCAAGAAATCTACGTAATAGGACTACAACATGCTAAATGATTTTACTTTGGGTGATAGTGTTGAGTTGATGAAAAATGTAGTTGATAATAGCGTGAACCTTATTTGGTCGGATCCACCATTTAATACTGGAACTGTTCAAAAGCATTCGGCTGGTAACTCTTACTCCGATAAGCACACAGATTATGCCTCGCTGATGGATAATATAGCAAGAGAATCATATAGAGTTTTATCACCTACTGGTTCTCTTGTTATGTTATTGGATTATAGAGCCGTGCATGATGTTAAGGTTATACTAGATAAACATTTTACTTCAGAAAACTTCAGAGGAGAAATAATATGGCTGAGCGAGTTAGGAAATATTTCAAAGAAATCATGGACCGTAAAACACTGTACTATGTTGTGGTATACGAAGACTGATAAGTATAAGTTTCATGCGGACAAAGTTCCTACAGTTATTAGGAAGGCAAAGAAAAAGGGATACCCAGACACGAAGCCAATAACTTCCGTTTGGGATTTTACTTTATCCAACACAGACCCCGAACGAGTAGATTATCCAAACCAGAAACCACTTACTATAATAGAGCCATTCATTGATGTACATACTGATGTCGGCGATTGTGTTCTGGATTATTTTTCAGGATCTGGATCTACAGCAGTGGCGGCGAAAAAACTAGGAAGAAACTTTATTGCTTTTGATAAAAACCCTCAAGCAATCGAAATAGGAAAACTTAGAATAAAGGATATATTATGACATTGAGTTTGAAGTATTATAAGATGTTTGGTGATGTTCGAGATTTGGAGTTTGCTACACCCGGATCAGCTTGCTTTGATGTAAGAGCCTATTTCGGGCATAGTAAATCACATATAGTTACTGTGTATACCAAGGACAATGTAGAAGTAAACTACATGGCAACGAAAAGAACCCATACAGATACTCATAATCAGTTGATTCTTTCTCCTGGTGATAGAGCTTTGGTTCCAACTGGTATTATACTGGATATTCCAGAAGGTTACTCCGTGAGAGGGCATCCAAGATCCGGATTATCTCTAAAGCAAGGTCTTACCCTAGCAAATTGCGAAGCTGTTATAGATTGGGATTACACTAAGCAGTTGTATATTCTAATAATGAACACCTCTTCTGTTCCAGTGACAATTTCACACGAAGATCGTATCGCTCAGCTTGAAATGAGTAAAGTACTGTGCTATAATATAGAAGCAAGAGATTCGGCCCCTGATGTAAAAACATCAAGAGTCGGAGGACTTGGTAGCACAGGAGTAAAATAAATGAACAAGTTGGTGATTCTGACAGGTAAAGCCAGGGCTGGCAAAGATACTTCATTGATACATCTACAGTATTTGCTTCATCTCAAGTATAATAGGATAGTACAATCCTTGCACTTCGCAGCTCCTCTTAAGAAATTTTGTATGGAAGTCCTGGGATTATCCTACAATCATTGTTACGGTGATACGCATGAAAAGAATGCGGAAACCCATATACTCTGGGATAACGTGCCTATTCCTAATGAAGTCAAAGAGAAGTATCGAAGAGAAAATAACAGCATAGGAAAATACTTGACTGGCAGAGAAGTCATGGAGATCTTTGGGTCTTATATTTGCCGTCAAATGTTTTCTGAATGTTGGGCAAAGGCTGCTGAAATAGAATACATCAAGAACATGAGCGTTTCTAATCTCCAATTTTTTATAACCGATTGTAGATTTCCAAACGAAATCGAAGTGTTCAAAAAATATGATCCTCTGATCATACGTCTTTCTAGAAACACCGAAAATAGACAAGCCGTTTCAGAGACTTCACTTGACACCTTCGATTGGTCGAGCTATAATACTATACATATAGATAATCAAAATATGACTCTAGAAGAAAGAAATAAAGTCCTAGAGGAAATAGTATTACCAAGGTTGTAAAATGAGATTTTCACATATCAGCGAAATGGTTGCCTCTTTAGGTATTTTCCAATACATAAAGAATAGGTACTATGAGTTATCCCCTACGACTAAGAAAATAGCCAAGTATATCCTATATACTTCGGCTATATTTCTTGGAGTAATTTGGCTCATATGGAATCTCTTTGAGATAATTTTAGAACTGCTAGGAATGTTAGCTAGAAACATCTTTGTTGTTTTGTTTGTTATATTGTTGATCGTGTTATTTGTGAACAATCTATGAAAACATTTTATACTAACGTCCTTGCTTATGGAAATTCTATTCTGTATAGGGGTGTCAGGGGCGGAGAAAGAGAGCAAGTCAAGATTACTGACTTCTCCCCTACGCTATTTGTAAAATCCGATAAGCCATCGGAGTGGAGAACAATCAAGAATGAATCGGTTCATCCTGTTTTACCAGGAAGTATTAAGGAATGTAAAGAGTTTATTGAAACCTATTCTGATGTTTCTGGATTTGATATATACGGAAATACGTATTATAACTATCAATATATTTCGGAATCATTCAAAGAAGACGTAGATTACGACTCGTCTTTGATTAAGATGGCCTTCATAGATATCGAAACCGAATCCGAAAAAGGATTTGCTTCACCAGAAAGCCCAACAGAAAAAATTAATGCTATTACCGTAAGAATAGGTAATAAAAAGTGGGTATTTGGTATTCATGAGTTCCATATAGACGAAGAAAATGTGGAAAGTGTAGTTTGTGAAGACGAAGAACATCTCATAGAAGCCTTTCTGACTATGTGGGAAACAGAAAGCCCAGATGTTCTTACCGGCTGGAACGTAGAAGTATTCGATGTTCCTTACCTAGTCACTCGTATAACTTTGATTTGCGGAGAGAAGCAAGCTAAAAGACTTTCTCCTTGGAAGATAATCAAACCAAGAGAAGTTATTAGATGGGGTAAAGATACTACCATTTATTCTATTTGTGGTATATCTATTTTGGATTACTATGTCCTTTATAGAAAGTATACCTTCGTTACCCAAGAAAAGTATACCTTAGATCATATAGCCGAAGTCGAGCTTGGTAAAAAGAAGGTTGAATATAAAGAATATGGTAGTTTAAAGGAATTTTATACCAAGAATTTTCAAAGATTCATGGAATATAACATTCATGACGTTGATCTGGTAAAGGAAATGGATGAGAAACTCAATCTTCTTGATTTACATATCTCGGTTGCTTACACAGCCAAGATCAACTATGACGATGCTTTCGGTCAGGTAAGAACCTGGGAAAGTATTATCTATAACCATTTACTACATGGCAAGATTGTTCCTCCTATGAGGAAGCACACTTCTAAAGACGAAAAGTATGAAGGTGCTTATGTCAAAGATCCTCAAATAGGATTTCATGACTGGGTGGTTAGCTTCGACTTGACAAGTCTTTATCCTATGTTAATATGTGGATATAATATCAGTCCAGATACAATCGTGGATGATATTAGTCAAGTACCTTCTTTTACAGTTGATGACGTATTACACAAGAAACTGGATACATCTTTCTTGAAGAGAGATGATTTGTCGATGGCAGCCAATGGTCAACTGTTCAAGAAGGACAAGCAAGGATTTCTTCCAGCACTTATGGAAAAGTTCTTCGAAGGAAGAAAGATAGCTAAGAAGAAAGCCATCGAATATAAGAAGCAGTTAGAGACAGCTAACGAAGAAGATAAGAAAAATATCAAGAATCTGATTGCTAAGTACAATACTCAACAAATGGCAGCCAAGATCGCCCTAAACTCTGCTTACGGTGCCCTTGGTCAACAAAACTTCATTTACCACGACACCAGACAAGCAGAAGCTATTACCCTCTCTGGGCAGTTGGCTATTCGCTGGATCGAACGGTGTATGAACGAGTATATGAATAAGATGCTTGGTACTACAAATATAGATTATGTCATTGCTGTGGATACTGACTCTACTTATCTTAACATGCGCCCTATTGTAGAAAAGTTCTTCAAGGATCAAAGCGATAAAGTCAAGATAGTTAATTTTCTTGATAAGTTTTGTAATGATGTCATGCAGCCCTTTATAAACAAGAAGTATAAAGAGTTAGCAGAATACATGAATGCTTATAAGCAAAAGATGGACATGAAACGAGAAGTTATCGCTGATCGTGGTATATGGACAGCCAAGAAGAGATATTGCTTAAATGTTCATGATTCAGAAGGCGTCCGCTATAAATCAGCAGAGTTAAAGATCATGGGTATTGAAGTTCAGAGATCTTCTACTCCTAAGGTATGCCGAGAGAAGCTCAAAGAATCTATCAAGATTATTCTTACCGGAAATGAAGAATCTCTTATTGATTATATTGACACTTTCAAGGAAGAGTTTCTTAGTATGTCTCCAGAAGAGATATCTTGCCCCAGAAGCGTAAAGGGAATGAAGAAGTACGCAGATAAAAATACTGTGTTCTCTAAAGGAACTCCGATTGCGGTAAAGGGCGCTTTGATGTACAATACTCTTCTGTCCGATTTGGGTTTACATGAAACATATCCCACAATCGGAGAAGGTGACAAGATAAAGTTTCTTTACTTGAAGAAAGAGAATCCCGTTAGAATAAACGTGATATCTTTCTCTTCCAAGTTGCCTCCAGAATTCAATCTGCTAAGCTATATAGATTACCACTTACAGTTTGAGAAGACGTTCCTAGATCCACTTAAGCATATTACTGAGTGCGTCGGGTGGAAGTTTGAACGAGTAAACAATCTTTCTGGATTCTTTGGATGAGTACTTACATAGACGAAAAGTATATAAATCTAGTTTCAAGAAAGTTAGACAAGTTTTCTTGGAAGACTAAAACTTTGGCTTGTGCTAGATGTCCTATTTGCGGAGATTCCAGAAGAGACAAATCCAAGAAGAGATTCTATTTCTTCGTAGAAAAGGGATGCTATTTTGTCAAGTGCCATAACTGTGGCTATACTACAACATTCTCTAAATTCCTAGAAGAGATGGATTCCAATCTTTACAGAGAATACGTATTCGAGAGATTCGCAAACAACAATGATAAGAAAAGTAATGCTAAGTTACTAGAAGAGAAAATATTAAACGATTTCTCTACAGATACTTCTAGATTGAAAAATTCTTGTTTAGTTGGACTCAAATCGATAGAAGATTTGGACGATACTCATTACGCAAAACAATATATTGTATCAAGAAAGATACCAGAAAAGTATCATTCTATTCTGTTCTTTACAGAAAACTTCAAAGAAGTTGCTTCGTCTTTAGATGAAGAAAAGCATGTTCGAGAAGAACCTCGCCTTATTATACCATTTTATGATACTACTGGACGTGTGTTTGCCGTTCAAGGAAGATCATTTGATAAAACCGATGCCCTTAGATATATAACAATCAAAGACAAGACATATTCTGGACCAAAGATTTATGGTCTTGAACGATACGAACCCTCTATGAAAGGTTATATTGTAGAAGGTCCTCTTGATTCCTTGTTTATACCGAATACAATAGCTTCAGCCGGATCAGATCTAGCTACAATAACAAACAAAGAGATAAACACAGAAAACATGGTATTTGTTTTCGACAACGAACCGCGTAACCCTGAGTTATGTAAACAGATACTCAAATGTATAAACAAGGGTAATAAAATCTGTATATGGCCTAGTTCCATAACAAAGAAGGATATAAATGATATGGTTTTGGTTGGTTTAAACCCTCATACCATAATAGATAGTAACACATATAATGGTCTTGAAGCATTGATTAGATTCAATGAATGGAAAAAAGTATGACTAAGCAACAAGAAATATTGAATGATCCCAGATATACACCGATTCATAACGCCGGCTTTGTTGGTCTTATAGACTCTATGGGAACAGACCAAAGTATCGAACAGGCTGCACGGGTATCTTATTCTAAAGGTACTCGTCAAACTTCTGATACCAGAAATCTTATTAGATACCTTATAAGGCACAAGCATACTAGTCCACTAGAAATGGGTCAGACATTATGGCATGTTCGTTTGCCTATTTTTGTAGCTAGACAATGGATCAGACACCGCACCGGGTCCTGTAATGAAACTTCCCTCAGATACTCCGAAGCCGACGACGAGTTCTACATTCCTTCTCCAGATTACGTAAAAGCTCAATCTAAAAATAACAAACAAGGGAGAGATGGTGAAATAGATTCCGATACGGTGTCTAAGTATATTGCTGATTTGGAGTTTCAATCCAACCAATCATTTCATCGATATCAGAATCACTTAAAAACAGGAATAGCAAGAGAATTGTGTAGAATGGAATTACCGGTAAACCTCTATACAGAATGGTACTGGAGATTCGATCTGCATAATCTACTACATTTCTTGAAGTTGAGAATGGATCCACATGCTCAACAAGAAATACAAGATTATGCTAAGACAATGTTCTCTCTTGTAAAAACTAAGTTTCCGATAATAATGGAAGCATTCGAGGATTATACGTTAAATGCTAAGTGCTTTTCTTATCATGAAATGAATCTACTGAAGAAAATGGTAAACACAGGTAATATTACTTTACCAGCGGATCCTAAAGAGTTACAACAAGAAACCGGATTAAGCAAGAGAGAAATAGAAGAGTTTTGGGCTAAGATTAAAAACTAAAGGAGCAGTATGTATACGTATCAGGAAGCACTAGAAGAATCTACAAAGTACTTTAATGGAAACGAATACGCAGCTAGAATATTTGTAGATAAGTATGCGTTAAAGAATGGCAACATCATCATGGAGAAGACTCCTGATGCCATGCACCACCGTTTAGCTAAGGAGTTTGCTAGAATACAAAAAAAGAAATACGGTAATAAAGCTCTATCTGAAGAAGAGATATATTCTTACCTAAAAGATTTCAGCAAGATTATTCCGCAAGGATCTCCTTGCTTTGCTATAGGCAACCCTTATCAGATTGCCAGTATTTCTAACTGTTTCGTCGTTGAATCTCCTATTGATAGCTACGGTGGTATTTGTAAGACAGACGAAGAGTTAGCTCAAATCTCAAAGAGACGCGGTGGTGTTGGAGCTGATATAACAAATATTCGCCCCAGAAATACACCTACTAAAAACTCTTCTCGGTACTCTACTGGTATTCTTCTATTCATGAATAGGTATTCAAACACTATTAGAGAAGTTGGTCAAGATGGTCGACGCGGTGCTCTGATGCTTTCTTGCGATATTCATCACCCAGAATCTGTGATTCCTTGGGACCCTGCGATACATGGTGAAGAGTTTGAAACAGAGATTAATAACAAGGAACTTGGTAAATATAAGATTTCGTCTAAGTGGTATAATCCAAAGGTATTGGATTTCGCTACTTCCAAGTACGACTCTTCGAAAGTAACGGGGGCTAATATCTCTCTTCGTCTATCTGATGAATTTTTGAATGCCGTAGAAAATGATACTACATTCGAGAAGAGATGGCCGCCAGAAAATCCAACGTATAGAGAGAATATTTCAGCTAGAGCTGTGTGGGATAAGATTATCTATTCTGCTTGGAGAACAGCAGAACCCGGTATTCTTTTCTGGGATAACATCATTCGAGAAAGCCCGGCTGATTGTTATTCGGATGTAGGATTTAAAACTATAAGCACAAACCCGTGTTCCGAAATCCCGCTTTCTGCCAATGATTCGTGCCGATTGTTGGTTATCAATTTGTTTGCCTTTGTGAGGAATCCTTATACCAAAGATGCTTACTTTGACTACGAAGAGTTTTATAAAGTTTCAGAAATAGCGCAGAGACTAATGGATGATATTGTAGATCTCGAAGAAGAGTGTATCGAAAGAATCATAAGCAAGATTCAATCAGATCCAGAATCTGTGGATATTAAGTCTCGCGAGCTATCTTTGTGGAAGAAGATGTTAATAGCTTGTCAAAATGGTAGAAGAACCGGAACGGGCATTACGGCTCTCGGTGACACTTTAGCTGCTATAAACGTTAACTATGGTAGCAAAGAAGGAGTAGATTGTGTTGGCAACATATACAAAGTCATGAAATTCGGTTGCTTCTCTGCTTCTGTAGATATGGCAGAAGAGCTTGGTGCTTTTCCTGTCTGGGATAGGAATAAAGAAGTTGGTAATCCATTCCTTAATAGAATACGAGAGGAAACAGTTGATCTTCGCCCGCACGAAACAGCCAAAGGAAACGAATCTTTGTTTATTTCCGGCGCAGCTATATGGGAGAAGATGCAGCGAGTCGGAAGAAGAAATATTGCTTGTTTAACAACCGCTCCCGTTGGAACTATATCATCTTTGACTAAGTTACTAAAGAGGTTTGGATCTACATCTGGCGTTGAACCTCATTATTCTTGGTCTCCGTATACCAGAAAAAAGAAGGGCAATCCAACAGATCAAGACTTCAGAACAGATTCCGTTGATCAAAATGGAGATCATTGGATGCATTTTAAGATCTATCCTACTGGTATACAAGAATGGATAGAAGCTACTGGAAACGAAAACATAAAGGAATCTCCGTTTTACGGTAATACTGCTGAAGAAATAGACTGGGAGCTTAGAGTGGAGTTACAATCTGCTGCTCAAAAACACATCGATCATGCTATATCAAGTACGGTAAACTTGCCTAACTCGGCTACTGTTGAAGATGTCGCGAAAGTATATAACGCAGCTTGGAAAAAAGGATGCAAGGGAATCACTGTCTATAGAGACAAGTGTAGAACGGGAGTTCTTGTAAAAGATGAGACCCCTGGTATCCCTGTATCGATTACAAAGACTACTGCTCCAAAGAGACTGAAATCTATGACATGCGAAGTTTATCATAGTACAGTAAAGGGAGAAGTATATTTCGTTGTAATAGGTTTACTGGATGGTCAACCTTACGAAGTGTTCGCCGGTCAGGGAGATAATATCAAATCTGGAAAAGGAACCCTTCACAAGGTAAGCAGAGGTCATTACCGACTTACTACTGAACACGGCGAATCGATTGAAAACATATGCGATTTACTTACAGACGAACAAGCTGTAATAACCAGAATGATTAGTCTTTCTTTGAGACACGGATCTGATATCCAGTTTATTGTTGACCAGATAGAGAAGTCTCCCGGAGACATGTATGGCTTCGGAAAAGCTGTCGGAAGAATACTAAAGAAGTACATTCCAGACGGCGCCAAAGTGTCTGGACAGACGTGCGAAACCTGCGGAGGAACTAATCTAGTACGCCAAGAAGGGTGTATTTCTTGTAAGGATTGTGGAAACAGCAAGTGCGGATAATGTGTGGGCAGCGAGAAAGACGCTGCCCATATTTTTCTAAATACCTGTACAATGGCAATCATATATTTGGTAACAAACAACATAAATGGTAAAAAATACGTAGGATTTACCGTTGATTCTTTAGCAAAACGATGGGCTCGACATTTACGCGACGCAAGTAGAGGATCTAATTATGTTTTTCATATGGCATTACAGAAATATGGTCCCGAAAATTTTACCATTAAAGAATTGATTTCTTGTGAAGATGCCAAATATGCTCTTGAATTTTTAGAACCTCACTACATTTTACTTGAAAATAGTTTTATCAGAGCACCAAATGGTGGTGGGTATAACATGACCCTTGGTGGAAAAGGCAGTCTAGGCCTCACGCATTCGGAAGAAACAAAGCAAAAAATGAGTGAAATTAAATCGGGCGAAAAAAGTCCGTGGTTTGGTAAAAGACACACAGAAGAAACAAAGCAAAAAATGAAAACCTCTGCAATAGGCAGGACGCATACCGAGGAATCAAAGAAGAAAATGAGCCTGAAACAAACAGGGCGTATATGCTCCGACGAAACTCGAAAAAAAATGAGTCTATCTAGACAGAATGTTTCCCAAGAAACCCGAGAAAAAATAGGGAAATCTTCTAAAGGTCGTATTGTTTCAGAAGAAACTAGAAAAAAACTAAGCAAAGCCCTAACAGGAAGATCATCAAGTCAAATAAAAAGAAATAAAGAGGCATCTAATGAAAATAGCTGCCATTGACTATTCGATGACATGTCCTTCTGTTACTACCTTCTCAGGCGGTCCTTTCACATTCGAAAATACCAAGTCGTATTTCCGCACTAGTACAAATAAGTATGTAGGACAATTTGGAAATATAAAGGGCACAGAAATACAAGAGTATAAATCAGAAATGGAAAGATATATCAACCACGCACAATGGGTATTATCCATTGTACGAGGATGTGATATGGTTGCTATAGAAGGGTATTCTATGGGCAGCAGAGGTAAAGTTTTTCACATAGCCGAAAATACTGCTATATTGAAGTATATTCTTTTCCAGAATAATATTCCATTCATAACAGTCCCACCAACAAGAGTCAAAAAGCACGCCTGTAAAGGCAACGCATCAAAGGAGGAAATGTATGAAGCATTTGTAAAGTTAACTAAATCTGACTTGAAAAAAACTATAGAATACAATGCTAAGAAAATAGCAAGTCCTATAGGAGATATCGTAGATAGTTTTTTTATATGTAAGTATCTTCACGATAAGGGAGAATAGAATGTCCAAAAAGAAGGGTTCCAAGGCGGATGCCTTAGTTGGCGATAATATGATGCCAGTTGAACCTGTACTACAGAAAGCCAGCTTTCCAGGTGTAATCGTTTCTGCTAAAAATGAAGGACAGAAGGAAGCCATACGAACAATAGAAACACATGAAGTTTCTATTCTATCAGGCGTTCCGGGAACAGGCAAAGCACAACCTCTCGATTCTACAATTTATACCCCAAACGGTAAAATGAGGTTTGGTGATATCAGGGTAGGAGACGATGTTTGTACCCCCGATGGAAAAACTGCTAAAGTAATAGGTATATACCCACAAGGAAAAAAAGAAGTATATAAAATTACATTTAAGGACGGCAGTACAGTAGAATGTTGCCTGGAACACCTGTGGAAAATATACTTTAAAAACAACAAACATAAATCCCGGATAGTAGATACCAAGTATATTTTAGAAAATTTTAATAGAAGAACAATATCTATAGAGGCTACCAGACCTGTAGATTTTGCCGAAAGTTCAGTATTAATTCCCCCTTATTTGTTGGGTTTACTATTAGGAGATGGTGGATTTTCTAACTCTAACATAACACTCACAACAGCCGACGAATCTATTGTTGTTGGTGTTCGATCTATCTTGTCTGAAAAATATCAGTTAAAAATCAAGAAAAATTCGGAAATAGATTATAGGATAGTAAAAACAGAAAAAACTTCTAGTAAAAACGAATATAAAGATGCGCTACGCATATATGGTCTTTGGGGATTAAAATCCAACGAAAAACACATACCTCATCCATATCTTTATGGTTCAATAGATCAACGCAAAGATTTATTGCGGGGATTGATGGATAGTGATGGCTGGGTGGAGAAGAACGGGCAGGTTTGCTATTGTTCTACATCAAAGCAACTTATAGAAGACTTTACAGAATTAATAAACTCGCTTGGTGGAAGAGTATACCTGCATTCTTCTATACCCTCATACAGATATAAGGGCGAAAAGAAATATGGAAAATTGTGCTATACCGCATCCATTGTAATAGATAACCCCGAAGATTTATTTACTCTCGAAAGGGAAAAAATCCGAATAAAGCCAAGGAGAAAGTACTTTTCTAAAAATATTATTAGGAGTATAGAGAAAATTGGTGAAAAAGAATGCCAATGTATTATGATTGATTCGCCGGATCATCTATATTTAACAAACCATTTCATACCTACACACAACACCCACCTCGCAGTAGGTTTGGCTCTAAAAGATCTCTTTGCTCGAAAATATGAAAGAGTCATCTTGACTCGTCCGTATGTGGAAGCAGGAGAGCACCTTGGCTTTTTGCCGGGTGGTTATAATAATAAAATCGCACCCTTTATGTATCCCATCGTAGAGATTATGTCTCAATATATAAAAAGCAAAGATTTGATTACGAAACTTATAGATAACGGAAATATCTCTGTTGTTCCTTTGGCTTATATGAGAGGGTGTACATTCAAGAACTCTTTTGTAGTAGCAGACGAATGTCAGAATACAACTGTATCTCAAATGCGAATGCTTCTTACTAGAATAGGTGACAACTCAAAGTTAGTCATCACCGGTGATGTGGAACAATCAGATATTGGATATAAAAACGGTCTTATGGATGCCATAGACCGTCTTCAAGATATCAAGGAGATTGGATTTCACAACATGGGAGAAGAATGTTGCGTAAGATCTGGCATAGTAGCCAAGATCGAAATGAAGTATAGAAATAAGTAAAAATGAAAACAGGGTTTGAAGAAACCCTGTTTTTTTTTGTTGTTTTGTTATCTGTGCGCGTCGTCTTCTAGATCTTCCCAGAATTCTTCCCACGACTCAGGAAGATCAACTTGTTTACTTTCGTTACGTTCTATCAAGTCAGACATATTCCAATCAAACTCAAGTTGAGCATCATTTCTTGCGGAATTTTTCTCTAGATTCGAATCCTGGGTCATCTATTTCTCCTTCTTGGAAAGTGTCAATGTTTCTGATCTTTTGATTGATTTTCTGCTTCTCTTTAATACGTTGTATCTTCTTATATGATTTTCTTCCATCGTATTTATCAAAAGCATCAAATCTATTATCCTTGTTCATGGTATAAGTCCGGGAAACGCATCATTTATAATTTTCTTGTTAAGTCTTAGTAATAGTTTTCCAGAGAAACGCTGATGAAGAAGACTTGCTTCTCCTGTATCGATTGATTCCAGAATCTCAGTAAGAAGTTGGTCCTTCTTTTCTTTCTTTAAAGAATAGTTTTCCGTAAAGATATAGAACTTTCTGTATACGTTATACAGCGTTTGGTAACTATATCCTACGGGGGCTGGGTCTTTCTTGTATTCTGGCGGGGTCGATGTATAAAGTTTTACATCAGGGTGAAACAGAAACTTCAATACTTCTCGCAAGGCAGGACTGTCGTTTTCTTTTAGAATCTTTACTTTGTGTCTTGCTTCCTTGGCGTTCGATGCTTCATTAATAACTTCCGAAATAAGCTTAGTCATTTAATACTCTCCAATATGCTCCATCAAATACTTCATTCCATATTTGATAAAATAGTCAATCATTCTACTTCTGTCCTTCGATTCAGAAGATTCATACATATTTATAATTTTCTCTTGTATGTCTTGCGGAATACACTCAAAATCAATCAAAGTCCTATTCCGAGCATAATTTTCTGGATTTTCAAGGTTTCTTGTCCAATCCGAGTCGTTTAAGAATGACTGGTAGAGCATGTCTACCTTCTTGGAGCTAAGAGATCTTTGACGCTTTCCTTCTACTTCAAAGGTATCGTCATCTGATAATATGTTAGGAATACCATCGGATGTATCACCGCGCAGCACATGCTCAAAGAGGTACTTTGCTGGATCATCGCTGGATATCTGCTTCTTTAGAATAGGACTATATTGATGTACATTTCTGTATTTCTGAAGCTGTACGAAATCTGTATCAGAGCTTATAATCTGTATTGCTTCGCCACCTGCGTAGTTTTTACAAATAACAGCTATCAAATCATCAGCTTCGCAATTTTCTAAGTGAAGTACCTTATATGGCATAAACTCTTTCATTTCCTCTCTTACTTTAGAAAGGAAATCAAACAGCTTCTTCCAATCAAAATCCGATGTTTCTCGATTCTTTTTACGGTTGGACTTATAGTACTTATAGACACTCTTTCTCCAAGAGTTATGTCCATCGTAGCACAAAACAATCTCCCCATAGGTTTTTGATTGCTTTTGCTTTATTGTTCTTAACGTATTCAAAATAATATGTCTAATCAGATTTTCATCATAGACTGGGCTGCCTTTTGATTCGGCCATGATCCCGGCTATGGTTATCTGATTCATGTCAACAAGTATCATCAATATACTCCAAGAATGATCGTATCTTCGTTTATTCTTCCAGAACATTCATAGGAAGATGTTTTTATAGAGTCCAGAGAACTTTTAACAGCTCTGATACCCTTGTCTTTGATCTCTTTCATAAACTCTGCGGGTTTTCTTATTTTCTTTGTGTAGGATTTAGAGATAGATGAATCAAAGTCGATAATAGTGCTTCCCTTGATGGATAGCCCGTGCGAGCTGTTGGCTTCTATAATAGTAGCCTTTGCTGACTGGGTGTTATACAAAAGTACTTTTTCTGCTCCTATTATCTTAGTAGGAGAAAGAGACTTAATCCCAAGAGTCTTATCTTCTTGTTGATACTTGACTTTCTTGCACATATCGACAGGAGACTTCTTTCTCTTCTTACGTATGGTTATAGTCTTATTGGCTTCACCATACTGCTTACATGAAAGAATAATCTCATTGAGAAAATCTTTGTACTCCTTGATTCCTGCTTTAGAATAGCAGGAATAGGCATTTTCTTTCATGTCTTCCTCGAACAAAGATAAAACACCAGTAAACCAAGATGCGATTTTGTCACATTGGTTTGGCTTTACGTTCTTTGTATGTAAGATATCTTTTACAGTTATAGTTTTTTCTTGCTTCTTTTGAACCTTTTTGCTAGCTATCTCTTCTTTCTTTTGTTCAAATATAGCTATACTGGATATACCAGAACTGACTGTTTCTAGCTTGGTGTCAGCCATTTTCTCTAGATCACCTATGACTCCATATATTTTCTCGTTCGTTCTTTCTCTTATGGAGATAACAGGTTCGGTAGTTTCTACTGCTTCCTTTGGTTTACTCTTTTCTTTGTTTATTAAATGAGTTAAGCACTTATTCAAAGAATCTATATCTTCTTTTCTAACAGGTGCTCCCAGTGAAAGCATTCGGCACATCATGCCTACATTAAATCCATACAAACCAGGAATATCCCCATATTTAATGGAGATATCCATATTTTGAATAGATTGAATATCTTCCTTTGAAAACTTATTGGACTTCATGTATTCTATAGTCCACTTTTTACATTCAGAATCACTGGACATATAGTTATACCAAGAGAATGCTCTTGCTAAAGCACAATCTCTATCTACATCGGTTTCGAATTTTTCAGTCCAAGTGGGTTCGGTGCCATAATGGACTACTTCAGTATTTATTGCTTTTTTAGCCATATTTCTCGATCTTTACTAAAACTATACATATATAGTATATGTTCAAATAATGTAAAGTCAAGTGAAAAAGAACTATAGTTTCAGTTGACTTAAGATTTCTGTTGACTATACTACTATGTTCGTGTTTGATAAATCGAACACAGAATGCTTTGCGAGAAGTCTTGGTAGACAAGTGGCCTCATAAGCCACCCAAAGAAGGTTCAACTCCTTCTCTCGCTATTCGATATTTACATGGTATAGCATAAACAATGCATGTTCTCTTATGAAGAATACGATGTGGGTGTAACTCCCGACTACCACCGGACTCAGTCCGGTATAAGTATCTGAGTTTATAGTCAGGCCAACGCCGTATAAACTTATTATAAAATACTATGCGCTCATCGTCTAAGGGCAAGGCATACCCCACGGAGGGGTAAAATATAGGTTCGAATCCTGTTGGGCGTAGCAACAATAGTATAAAGAAGTTATAGTCAGGCCAACGCCGTGTAGCTTCATTATTGCCCCCATAGTTTAGTTGGCTAGAACATCCGTAAAACTGAACAACGTATTTATACCCTAAATAGTATATATCGAGTTCGATTATTTAGGAGCGTATAAAGATGAAGTATCAGGAAATGATTGAAGCCAAAAAGCTTCGAAAAGAAGAAGGTATGTCTATCACCGAAATAGCAAAAAGACTCAATGTTGCTAAAAGCAGCGTTAGTCTTTGGGTGCGAGATGTTCCTTTAACACCAAAACAGCAACGAGCCTTATTAGATAAAAATCCCATTCACAATAGACAATTAAATGGATCAAGAGTCAGAAAAGAAAATGCGAAAAAATGCAGAGTTACGTATCAGGAGGAGGGTAAAGAAAAGGCTAAAGAAAAATCTTGGTTACATATGACGGGCTGTATGCTTTATTGGGCGGAAGGTTCAAAGGGGCGAAATGGTGTAGGATTTTGCAATACCGATGTACAAATGATGAAGCTTTTTATGAGATTTCTTCGAGAAGAAATGAAGATAAATGAAGATAAATTTTGTTTTAGTATTAATATGTACGAAAACAATGGAATAACAGTCGAAAATGTCGAAAATTTCTGGTTAGATCAACTATCTCTTGATAAAAAATGCTTACGAAAATCTAGAGTTAATAAGTTACCGAAATCCAGCAAAGGATATAAAAAGAATAAGCATATTTATGGAGTTGGAAACATAACAGTTAATGATACACACTTAGTTCAACATATTTATGGTGCTATACAAGAGTATGGTGGTTTCATAAATGAAATTTGGATAAAATAATTTTCGGGGCAGAATACAAAGCGGATCGAGTAACATGACTTTCAATCATGTCATAATGGGTTCAAGTCCCATCTGCCTCATTTACAGTTTGAATAGGGAAAAAATATTATGAAAAATACTTCTTATCGTACCCGTGTTAGTATCCGTAGCAGTCAAACTCCGAGATTCTCGGGTGAGCTTATTCGTATGGAATATGATCACCGCTTTGGTGAGCAATATTTAATCAAAACGTATCATCCAGATTGGGGCGAGGAATATTTCTGGATGAGAGAGAACGAAGTTAGATTTCAACGCTAACTTATTGGCTTCATAGTTTAAATGGTAAAACATCTGTCTGTCTAACAGAAATCAGGAGTTCAATTCTCCTTGGAGCCGTTTGAGGAAAATATTATGACGAACTATATTACAAAAGATTTGAGTCCAAGAATAAGAAGATGTAATCTAGAACACGAAGAGAAATGGGCCGAATGGCTCAACAAGATACCATCCTTTTCTTTCTCGAATAAAGTATTCGTTACTATTATACCACCCTTTGGTGGTGCTCTTGCTCGCTTCCGAGTTACATTAAAATCAGACCAGAGCGTATCTGTATCTGTTTATTTGGATGTAAATGAATCTCTTGGATATTACGATGGAAAGCCATATTGGGAGATTTACCCAGACATCACCAATGATGCTCAAAGATTTGATTTCAAAGACACAGATGGAGTAATAAAATCTGTGATGAAATCTCTAAATAAGCAACATAGGGAAAACACAAAAGGAAAGTGTTCGCCGTAAATCAATGAGCATGGGCGTAAATCCCATGCTTGTTTTATGAATATATTTGTGCTAGATAAAGATATACACAAATCTATAATGTCTTATAATGATAAACACATTGTCAAAATGCAGCTAGAATCCGCTCAGATGTTATGCACCGCTGTTGTGCTGTCTGGCGATGTTGCTCCATATAAACCAACTCACAAAAATCATCCTTGCTCTATTTGGGCAAGAGAATCTTTGTCAAATTGGCTTTACTTGAGAGAAATGGCGTATATAATGGAAGACGAATGGCGCTATCGATATGATAAGCCAAAGTCTCATACCCACAAAGCCGTAGATGCTATTAGGACACTTATAATACCAAACATAGAAGACAAAGGATTAACTCCTTTTGCTATGGCCATGTCCGATAAGTATAAATCCGAAGATCCAATTATGTCTTATAGAGCTTACTATACTCTAGAAAAGCAGACATATTATCGGAAAGGCAAGGTAATAGATCATACTTGGACGAGAAGAGAACGACCAGAGTGGATGGACTTTAATATATACTTAAAAGGATCTAATAATGCCAATGTATGACTATTTGTGTAAAGAATGCGGACATAAATTTGAGCAGATGGAAAAAATCGATAATCGTAAGGATCCAGAAAAATCTCCATGCCCATCTTGCGGTAAAAATGGAATAGAATTCCAAATCGGTGCTCCTGCTATAGGAGATTCTGTTAGAATGGGACTTACTAAACCAGATGGTGGATTCAGAGAAGTAATGGCTAAAGTTAAACAAAAGCACAAAGTAAATCAACTTAAAGATAGAAGATGGGGAAACTAAATGAAATATGCTATAGGTGATATTCACGGTAATATAACAAAGTTAAAGATGCTTATATCTTCAATAGAAGGCAGAGGAGATATTACCAAATTGATATTTCTAGGAGATTACATTGATAGAGGAGATTATTCAGCAGAAACTATTTCGTTCCTCATTGAACTTTCTAAGAAATACGATTGTACATTCCTCAGAGGAAACCATGATGATGTGTTTTGCTTCCTTCTTGATATTCCATGGTTTACTGAAATAGAGTATTTTGTGTCGAGAAAGAACCTATCTAAAACATTCTTGTATACTTGGTTCGCTCAGCATGGAATAAATGATACTCTTGAATCTTATAAGGTATTCGATAAGTATAGTATCGAACAAGTAACTGCTAATCCAAGCTTAATCAAAGAATGTATTCCAGCAGATCATATAGAGTTCTTCAAGAATACTGTTGTTCAATACGAAGACGATGATGTATATTGTTTCCATGCATTTCCTGGATCAGATTCTCACTTGAAAATGTGGGGTCGATTTGAGAACCTAGAGATAGCAAAAGGACTAAAGTGTTCAAAACCACTATGCGTCGGGCATACTCCGGTTCAAGTTTATGGAGAACATGAACCTCTTATTATGAATAATGTTGTACTTCTAGATGGCTTATCATGGAAGCCAGAAGGATTCATAGCAGCTTATTGTGTGACTGATAAATCTTTGACATACGTAACATGAATATTATAGACCTCGATAAAATAGAGATTCCTGGAGCTGGTAGATTTTACCGATCTCCGACTACAAAATTATGGTATCCTTCTATTACCACAGTTACTGGGCACGCTAAAGCCCAGTTCTTCAATGAATGGAGAAAAAAACCCGGCAATGATAAGGTTCTTTCTCAGGCTGCCAAAACTGGAACAGCAGTCCATAGTATTATAGAAAAATACTTAAATAAAGACGAAAGCTTTGATTCTAAGAAGTTTACTTTAATGGATAAGTTACTATTTCATCAGATAAAACCAGAAATAGATAAGATAACTGATATTGTACTTCAAGAAAAAAGTCTATTCTCTGATTTAGCAAAGGTAGCCGGACGAGTAGACTGTATAGGTATGTACGATGGAAAGTTATCGGTAATCGACTTCAAGACATCCAGAAAGCAGAAGAAAGCAGAATGGATTTCTAACTACTTTCAGCAAGCTACTGGTTACGCAATAATGTATGAAGAAATGACAGGTCAGAAAATAGATGATATAGTTATTCTTATGACCTGCGATGATGGTGAAATACAAGTATTTAAAGAAAAATCAAAGGATCACGTAGAACCTTTGTTTCAAACCATAAAATCATATTGGTCATCTAGAAGTTTCAGAAAATTACAGGAGTCGATCAATGAGGGAAACTAAGTTAGATTTTTGTGACGTATTGATGGTTCCCCAGCAGTCTGACTTGGACTCTAGATCTAAAGTAACTTTGGAGCGCACATTTACATTCAAAAATGGGCATAGCTTTACTGCTTTACCTATAGTTGCTTCTAATATGGATACAGTAGGCACCGTTAGTATGGCAAAAGCCTTTAGACCATTTAAGGCCCTTGTGGCTTTACATAAGCACTATAAAGATTACGTTTATGTAGAATCTATATTTGGCGAACAAATCAATAACGTTTTCTTTACTGTGGGTGTTCAGGATACCGAAAGAGATAGGGTAAAGAAGTGTGTTAGACTACCCGGTTCTCATCCTTTGTTAATGATAGATGCTGCGAATGGATATATTCCAGCTATGAGGGAGAGTATTAGATATTATAAGGATATCTATCCATGGATGGTTATTTGCGCCGGCAACGTAGCATCGCCGGAAGGCGTGGAGTTATTAGCCGATGCTGGAGCTGATATTATTAAAATAGGTATTGGTTCTGGTAAGTTATGTAACACCAGACTAAAAACTGGAATAGGATACCCTCAGTTTTCTTTGATTCAAGATTGTAGACTAGCAGCTAACGAAAAGAAAGTATACTTGATGTCTGATGGAGGCATTGAGAATCCCGGGGATATAGCCAAAGCCTTTGGTATCGGTGCTGATTTTGTTATGCTAGGAAGTATGCTGGCTGGGCACGAAGAATGTGAAGTCGCGTTTCACAAAGAAGAAGATGAAGAATACATGACATGTTATGGTATGAGTTCTTCTACAGCAATGGGCAAATATCACGGTGGAGTCGCATCTCATAGGACATGCGAAGGTCGAACGTTATCTATAAAGAAAAAAGGACTAGTTGCGAATACCATCAAAGATATATGTGGGGGATTGCGCTCTGCTGGTACATACTTAAACGCAAGCAACTTAGAAGAGTTTTCAAAGAAAGCTTGGTTTATTCAAGTAAATAGACAAGTTAATCATTAAGGAAATATTATGAGTTCTATTTTGAAGTTTACAGAAAACAGTTTTTCGACTCTCGTAGAAGAAATGGTTATCAAGAGAGGTATGTCATATATTGAATCCGTTTTATTCATATGCGAGAGAGAAAATCTAGAGCCTGATTCCGTTGGAAGTTTATTATCAACTCCTATTAAAGAAAAGTTGAAGATAGAAGGACAAGAGATTAACATAATCAAGAAATCCACACCTCCTCTGAGTTTCTTATGAATATGACACCGTTCGATGCTTATAGAACATATCTTGGAATTAAACGATATTTTATGAGCGAAAAAACAACGGTTGTTTCTGCTCCTAGAAATGTCAAGTATGAAACCTTCGAGAGAAGGAATGACGCTAAGTTATTCCACTCTTTGTGTAAAAAGTATCATAGTGACAAGGATATCGTTAACTTATATGTTTCAAATATGTTGGTTTACACTGACTGCTGGGTTGGGGATTTGTTAAGTGAGGAATGTGAAGCAAACTATAAAGAATGGAAAAGAAGATCAGAGAGTTTGGATTACATGTTCGAAATAGATCTCGGAGTTATTGCCGAGTTTCTGAGTAACAATAATCTCAAGTTCAAAGATTTGTTTACCCCTAGTGAATCTTCTATTCCTCATATAACTAAGTTGCTTTTGAAAAAGATGATTATTCCAGAGACTTATACCATATTGGATATTTTGATAAATTTTAGCAAGCCACTTGACTCCTATTATTCGACGAATATAGTATGGAAGACTCTTACTAATCGCTTCAATAAATACAAAGCTTTCATGACTATTTCAACAGAACAGGAAAAAAAGTATAGAAAGATCGTGTTTATGAAAATGAAGCAGGCTAGGATAGATATATAATAGTAAAAGGAGATATATTCAAAAAAAAAAACAGTAGACAGAAAAGTAAAATAAAACATACACAAACAAAGGAAATAACAAATGGGTAATTTTTCAGATTTCAAGAAAAAGTCAAAGGATTCGGTAACGTTCTTAACTTCTAAGGTGGAAGAGTTAAACTCTAAAACATCTTATGCTACGGATGATAGATTCTGGTCTCTCACCCGCGATGAAAAAACAGGCAACGGACTAGCTATCATACGCTTCCTTCCTGCTCCAGAAAACGAAGATCTTCCCTTCTCTCGCTTCTATAGCCACGGTTTCAAAGGACCCGAGGGTAAGTGGTATTATGAAAATTGTCCTACGACCATTGGTGGTAAGTGCCCCGTATGCGAAGAGAACAATAAGCTTTGGAACTCTGGGTTAGATTCTGACAAGAAGATCGCCAGAGGACGCAAGAGAAAGCTGACTTACGTTTCTAACATTTACATTATCAAGGATCCAAAGAATCCTGATAATGAAGGTAAGTGCTTCCTTTACAGATACGGTGCTAAGATTTGGGAGAAGATCAACAACTCCATGAATCCTACCGAAGAGGAACTAGCAACCGATATCGAACCATGTAATCCGTTCGATTTCTGGACTGGTAGAACGTTTACTCTTAAGAGCAAGCTAGTAAAGACCGGAAGCGAATCATATCCTAACTATGATGATTCTGGATTCCTGGTTGCGTCTCCATTGCTAAACGGCGATGATAAGCAACTAGAAGCATTATGGAAGAAGCAATATCCATTGGTTCCATTTACCGATGCTTCTATGTTCAAGTCATATGATGAGCTTAGAGCTAGATATAACGAAGTACTGGAGATTCCAGCTAACTTCACACCTGCTCCTCCTGCTGCGTCTCAGCCTGCTAGACAAGCTAGCAAGCCTGCTCCGGCTCCGTCTGTTAAGAAGGAGAGCGCACCGTTTGATACAGCTGACGATATTGATAGCGCGTTGGCTAGATTTAAGAGCTTGAGCGAAGAAGAATAATTCGCAATAGAATACTAAATCAAAACACCAGAGAGAAATCTCTGGTGTTTTTTTATTTGTTGGCTATTCTTCCAAACATATCTCTTTCGTAACCAAAATCTGGAGTTGTTGAAAGGTGGGTTGGATAAGACATATTAGAAATATTAGTAGTTGTGGTAGGAGCATTTACTACTGTTGTAGATTCTTTATCTGTTGCTCTGTTAGCTGCTTCTAATAAAGTTGATGCTTCGTATTTTCTATCTTGCATACCACTAGTAGGAAATATTTTAATAGGCTCTTGCCTTGTATTGATTGGTGCTGAAGAAGGAGGGTTGATCTTTACTGGAGTTGGATTCAATGCTTTATCCAGTCTTTCTGGAATCCTGTCTTTTATGTTCTTGTTACCAAAATTTTGTAATTCCGAAACGAGATCCAATAATCCAGGGTTTCTCATCATAATCAATGTTCTTTTGTTTACATCGTTTACAATACCAGAAACATCCGATCTTAACTTATTAACTTCGCCTATATCCACTCCAGCCTGCTTCCCGTTTTGATCCACAACAGTTTCAACCACGCCAACCGGAGTAGCTACCGATTTTATGCTATACTTACTAAAGAATTTTATATACTCAACCAAAGTATCTTTCATTGATGTATATTCGTCCTCTTGTTTTTTCTTCAAAGAATCTTTAATAGTATCTTCGACAGCAGTCTTTATGTCTGGATGATCTTTCTCCATAACAGCCATTCTGGACTTACGATCATTGATTTCCAGCTGTGTTTTGTAGTATTCCTTTAGAGATTGATTATTGTTTAGAGTATCCTTTTCTATCTTAGACATTCTTGGATCATTTTCTATGAGGCTGGCATAGGTTTCTTCGAAATTTTCTGGTGTCAAATTCTCAACGGAATGAAGTTTTTCTTCTAAACCAGATACTAAACTGGTGTTAGAATTTTTAAACTCTTGGTACTTCTTTGTTTTTTCTCCTATAGAAATACGTGAAGCTTCTTCTTCAGCTCTGAGGGTTGCGTAATCGGCCTTGGTCTTATCGCCTTCTGATCCAGTAGATGCTGCGGTTTTAGCGAAAGACTCTGCTATTGCAGCTACATTAGAAGCACTGTCCACCACTCTTTTCATTTCTTCGGATATAGTTTTGCTTTCTCTAATAATATCTCTTGTTACTATAACACCATCCGTTACTATGGATGCCATTGTTCCCAAACCAGGAATCAGAGAGAAAATACCAGATAGAACTTCTAATCCAGCTCCTGTATAATCTCCTTCGTTAGCCCGTTGCATGGCGAAAGCTGCACCTATACCAAGTCCCATGACAGGAATAGCTTTTCCTACTGTCTTACCAGCTGCTTTGCCAGCAAATTTTCCTGCCTTAGCAGCACCCTTCAAAGTTCCTTCTGCCATTTCCTTCGAAATGCTTTTTATCCAAGATTTTGAAGTAACTTCGGCCGCTTCCTTTGCTGCTTCTTTAGCCACTACTTCCGTGGTTTCTGCGGTAACTTTCTTAGGAATCATACTCTCTATCATAGAATATGGTTTCTTTATTCCGCCTGGTTGAAGTAAGCTTGTGGCTAATTTAGCTCCCCTTAGTCCTTCGTCACTATAACCACTTGTATAATCGTTTATATGGTTGAAAGCTGACAAACCAAGAAACCCTGGTATCAAAATATCAAATATGCTACGTACTCCACTTTCTACCGCTTTTTCATTATTGGTTTTTCTTCCTCTGCGTCTATCTGGTTTCCTTTCACTCAATAAGTCTTCCATTAGGGCTTTGTAGTCTTCTTTACCTTCTCTGTCTCTTAGAGGATTAGAAATAAGAGACTCAGACAGAACCTTCATATATTGAGCTATTGCTTCGATATTATGATCGATTCTGGTTAGAGGAGCTATATCGGTTGCGGATGTAGTTAGACCAGAGCCGCTTAGATTAACCACCACAGGAGCTTGCGTTTTTGTATTCTTCTGAACTGTTCTTATACCTCTGGTTGTATATCCTAGATTTACTATTTTTTCGTTTATATCCTTGATACCCAAATAGATTTCTCTAACCAGAGCCTTATCTGATTTTAGAGTTTCCTTAAGGTTCTTCGGTATCTTTTCTACGCTTTCTTGTACTAGTTTTTCGTATTTTTTATTCAGAGCTTTGAGATTTTTGTTCAAAGAAGATTGTAGCTTCTTCTCGTTCTTTAGATTATTTGTATACTTTTCATGGAACTTAGCTAAGAGTTTGCCGTGCTTAGAAGTAGTACTGAATATTTCTCCTATTTTAGGAGTCATTTTATCCAGAGTATTTTTCTGGGAATCTATTTTTTCAGAACTTTCAGATACGGTTTTATCTGTATCTGTTACCTTCTCCAACACTTTCTTTAGAATGTCCATATGTTATCCGTTGTTTTTGCTACGTTTTTCTTCTTCCATATGCTGTCGCAACAACTCGATATATATTTCTCGTTCCCATGGCATCATATTTTCTAAATCTACTAACGTATATCCATGGAGCTGCATTAGCTGAAAATTAAGTTTGTAGTATATCGATAGCGATTCGTGGCAACAGCTTATCCTAAAAAATCTGGCAAACCTTGTAGTGTAATAGTTGAGTTATAACCGCACACACATTTAATATCTACAGTAGTTTCTACTTTAGGCTGATTAGCAAAGAAGTCTAATATCTTCTCAAATTGACTAGAGTTCAAGTTCTCGATGAATTCCGCAAACTCTTGTACTGTGAAATCTTTCTTTGTATAAACCTGATTTTCATCATACATCTTTTCTATACAACTATAAAGAAGCTCATATTCAGATGGTAGCGTAGAGCTAGAAGTTTGAATTTTTATTTCTTCTTCTAGAGTTGGGTATTTGAAGATTATTCCAACATTTTTAGCTAGTTCTATCTTATTTGATTGCTTTGGTTTACTTACCTCGATTGTATTTAAATCTATTCTTAACTTAATTGGTTTCTTACAAGACGGGCATTCGGTAGTCGGCTCACATATTTCCCCGACTGATTTGCTTCTTATTTTCAAGAAAATATACTCAATATCAAATTGAGGCAGTGTACTTACATCCACTGTATTATATGTACAGTTTTCTATTATTTGCTTTACAGCGGATGTCATATCTTTCAAGTCTTCTGATATTACAGCCATCAGCAAAATCTTCTGTTCCTTGACCAAGTAAGGTCTGTACTTTATTTTCTTTCCATTCGATGGCAAAATCAACTCATAATATGGTACATTTAGCACTGGTAAACTCATAGTAACTCCTTATAAACCAAATCCTTCTCTAAAGCCAAATCCACGTGTATTTATCGTGGTTTCTGGATTTCCAATATTTGATAGAGGTTGCAACAGACGAGAACGAAGATTCTGATAAGAATAGTCTGGACTTCTTCTGAAGACATCGATTATCTGACCTGCTTGAGCCGCAGACTCTACATTTTCTATACCAAATTCACTACCCAAGATTTCTACTCCCTTATCAACAACTAACTGTTTCAATTCCTTGGGGTTGGAATATCTTATAATATCTCTAGCTACTCTCCTGAATTTAGTCCATGGAGAATCTACTTCCTCTACTGGACCAACTCTATCTTCAGTCAAGTCTCTCTTACGTTCGTTCAAGACATTTCCTCTATCAGCATACGGTGTTTCAAAACTATCTACGAGCAAACTATCTGGATCTTGCGTTAGAATAGACCTAGACATTTCTGACATATCATTTTGTTCTTTTACTGTATGGAACTGTTCAATAGGATCTACCCACTTTCTAAACGCCATGGTCACTTTCATTTCTAGAATACCAGAATTATTTGATGCCAACGGTATTTCTGTTATTTCTGTCGGGTAGCATTCCAAGCACTTGATGAAGTATATACCAGATGTGTCAGGTGTTTGATCATCAAATGGTTTCGGATTAATCGATGTGCTACTGCTGTCATATCCTACTGCTAACGGGTTTCCTAGCTGAGTGAACGAATTGACATAATCAGGAAGAACCATGATAGTTATAGTAAACGGTTTAGCGTAGGAGTCATATAACTTTGGGCTGTGGGTTCTAGGATTCATTACTCCATCTTGCCAATTCTTGAAATACATACGTTCAAACATATCGGTGCTACAGAGGAAATTTAGTGAAAGTGTTTGCGAATATGTTTCAAAATTTGGCATCTTGGTGCCTAAGTTATAATACTTTACGTCTTCTGTAGATATCAGTCTTCCTGGTAGATTAACTCCAGTACATGTCAAAGCCAATCTCTGTAAAGTTATTATATTTACAAAGTTAATTGGATTTAACGGAGAACCACTATTCAGTCTTTTTTCTGTTCCGGGGCCATTTATAAAAACTATGAACCTATTGGATTTTTGAAAGCCATATTGTCCGGCGTGAGTTATAAGATCAGTAATAAATGATGGTTTATTAGCCATTACGTTCCTTTATTTTATCAACCGATTCTTTCCAAACTGTATTCTTTGAGAAATGCTTAGACTTGCGTCTGAATCCTTCTAGCGGCAGAAACGTGGTATGAATCCACTCGTCAGCCGGTATCAGTCCTATAGTCTCAACATTAGAGTACAGATATTTCTTTATACAAACTCTGGCTCGCCTGCTTTCAGCAAATGACTTCATGGTCTTGTAAGAAAGCTTAAGTCTAGTACTTTCGTCCATTTTATCATTGTTTGATTGAATATGAAGCAAAGCTTTCATCAATACAGCTCTTTCGCTTGGAGGTAGATAATGAAGGTTTATACCCAAAAATCCATCGGATTGTATGTTTAAGATAAATACCAAAGGAAATCTGTCAAAATATGGTAGCTTCTGTATAGTCTTTGGAGTGTAAGACAACAGGAACATCTTTCCAATACCAGGCGTAGACATCTTCTTTAGTCTAGATTTGGTGTTTCTGGCTTCCATCAATCTCTGAATATTCTTAGTAAACCAGCGAATAGAGCTATAGTTTCTTATAGCAGAGCCTACTTGAAGCATTTCGTTTGTTATTTTTTGATAGAGATTAATCATTTTTGAATAAGTTCTTTTCTGTTATAATGACAAAATCCCATTTTTTTGTTTCACAGAGAGTCTTCGCTGCACCCCATTTGCTGCTATTCTTGACCCATAACTCCATCTCTTGAAGATACTTTTTCTTCTTTCTTTCGTTGCTAGGTTTCTTGGGTGGTTGAGTCAGTTTGAATGGTTTTACTTCGATTAGTTTCTCAGAAACGACCCCACGCTTATCTCGTACCTTTATCCAGAAGTCTATCCAATAGTTATGCTGCTTTCCATCCATGGGATTATAGTATGGAATAGAAAAGGGCTCTATAGCCCACTCCAGAATGTTTGGGTTCATATCAAAGTACTTACATAGCTTTCGTTCCCAAAGGGATCTATAAACTACGTTTTCTTTGTCGCCGACGTACTTCTGGGGGTTTTTTAGACTGTACTTGCCTTTGTATGACCTATCAAAGCTCATATTACTATTTAGTATAAATACTTACAATCCATATAAGGACAATAAAACATGCCAACAATTCCGGGCGCAGGGTTTAACGCAGACGGCAAGTACGTCAACCCGATTATGAATGGGGCAGATTATTATGACCCCACGTTGTCTAGGTTAGATGCTAATAACCAATTGCGTTCTGACTTTTATACGCATTTGACTTTTCCATCAGAATTGTCTACTCTTGACATAAAGTATTCTGAAATACGAGATTTTATGGAAATAGAAGTTCTCAAAATCATAGGACAGAAGTTTGAGCATTTTATGGACAATACGGGTAACGACAATTTCACTAAAACTCAGATTTTAGAGCAACTTAATGATTCTCAAGCACAAGCTTTAAACCTATCAGAATCCCAGGCTGCCGGGGGAGCTTTGGACTTCAATAACATAAAAAATACAATAGAAAAGACATCTAAACAAATTGGAGCAAACCAGCTATTCACAGATAATACAAAGCTCAGAGATCAAACATTGGATAAAATAGCTAAGATTTGGTTGTATGAACCAGCTTCTATTCAATCTCAATACGGAATAAAGTATTCTGATGAAGATTTGTCTGCTACTAAGAAAGCATTTGAGCTTATTCCATTAGCATCCGATGGAAAGATTCCAGGACAGATATTAAAGCAGGGTATAACCAATATCGTTGCTACAGCAGTAGAAGGCGCTGCTAAAGTAGGAAAAATAATCAATGCTGAAAAAGCCTTGGGTGGGCAAATAAATGTACGAGATTATGTAAACTATAAGTCTAGATCTATCTCGACTCCCCTTATGGAATACCTATTCAACGGTATATCCAGAAGAAAGTTCTCGTTTGCGTGGAAGTTCTATCCAAAAAATCATCAAGATGTAATGAACGTATATCAGATTATACGAACTTTAAAGAAAAATGCTCACCCTAGCAGGTTGGGAGCTGGCTTTTATTTGAAATACCCAAATATATTTAAGATTCGACATTTGTTCTACAATACCGAAGGGAAAATAGCAGAGAACGTTTATCTCAACAGAATAAAACCATGCGTATTGGAAAATATAACCGTAAACTATACTGACTCCAATGGATACGTAGTATTCGATAAAGAGTTTGATATGGACTTCTTTGAAACAGATAATAAGCAAAGTAAGCTCTATAAAAACGGCAAAGGCAAATCTCCAATAGGCATTCAGCTTCAACTCGAATTTGCTGAACTAGAACTTCTTCTATCCGAAGACTTTGAAGCAATCGAGCCATCCGAAACCAATCCGTACTTGGGTGGAGGATATTAATGTATTTTAAGAATATGCCTGTCATAAACTATGATATCGGAAATATAAAGAAAGTCTGTCGAAATATAATGGTGTGCGCTAAGTTTAGCGACTTATTCAGAGGAGCTGATCAAGAACAACTTTTCGTAGAATACCTAGTTAAAGATGGCGAAACTCCAGAAGAGATAGCTCATAGAGTCTATGGATCTGCTTCTTTACATTGGGTTCTGTTGTTATTCAACAATATAATAAATCCTTACTTCGAATGGCCTCTTTCTCAATCTGATTTGGATGAGTTAATATACAAAAGTTATCCTGGATCTGCCATCTTTGTAGATATTTCTTCGACATTCAATAGAACAAATGGCGTAACTTTGCCTTCGAAAAAGTCTAACTTTGTTGTAGGCGAAGCTGTTGCTCACGAAGACGGAACGTGGGCGGCTATAATCAAACGCTGGGATCCTACATTAAGAAAATTAGAAATAGATAGCATCGATGGAACATTTGACGCCAATATCTCTGATACATATACTGGTAAAATAATATCGGTGAACTCTGACGGTCATGAGTTTGAGGCTAACATGAAGCGCGTGGTATTCGACAATACATACGCGCTTCATCATTTTGAGGATTCAAACGGCGAATACATAGATCCGTATCAAGATTTTGCTGGAAGAACCAACAACAGAACAAGTCTTACCGATGATGCTTTATCTGGGGATTTCATATTAAAAAGATACATAGAGCAAGGCTACGATACGGATGTTGTAGTTAATCGTCTATACGAAGATAATCTAAACGATAGCAGAAGACAAATCAAGGTACTCAAAATAGAATACGTACAAAAAGTCATTGACACTTATATAAGTATATTCAATGGATAACGCAGTAACTAATGTTTCTTCCCCCGGTCAAGTTATTATAGATAAGGTTCAACTTATCTCGAATAACGGATTTATTATAGACTTGCGCCCATTTATGGTAGATATTACCATAACAGAAAGCATCAATGATATCTTTGTTTCCGGATTATTGAGTTTGACAGAATCGCTGAACTTGATAAGATTTGCTCCTATCATAGGCAACGAATATGTAAATATAGTTTTTTATACGCCTGGTAGACGAAAAATCGATTACACTTTTTATGTATCTAGAGTATCGAAGAGAATCTTAGAAAACAAAACAACAACTTACTACCTAGAGCTTTCCTCTATTGGGGCTATAACATCCACTTATAAAGCCATTTCTACATCATTTTCTAATATGACTTATAGTGAGATGGCTCAATCAATATACTCGGATTTCTTGAAACAAGAAAATACGAAGTTTTCGTATTATGACACAAAATATAAGAAAAATTATACGTGCGGTTATAAGCTACCGGCTGAAATATTAGCTGACCTTGCCTCGTTTGCTGCTGATACAGAAGGAAACAAAAATTACGTATTTTTTGAAACATTGAATAATGATTATATCTTTCGACCTCTTTTTGAAATCAACACCCCTTCTGTATTTCAATACTCTAACTTCTTTGCTGGATTAGCCGGCATCAACACATTGCTGGAATATACGAGAATACGAGAACTAGAAGTTTATGATACCGGTGATATCAAAAAGAATATTGCGGGTGGTGTGTTTGGATCTTGGTATTTGTCTGTGGACACCACGTACAAGGAAATAACCGAAGTCAATAAATCATATCATGATTTGTTTTCTGAAGTAGGTCACGTAAATCAATTTCCTATTTTTCCAAAAGCTAATCAGTTTATTTCGTCGGCTCCTGGTGACATAGACGTTTTTCCAAAAGCATCTTATAATTATGACAATATCAAAGACAACGAGAATTATGGCGAAGTGATTTCTGGCAGAAACTTTCAGCTGGTTTCTAGTAACTCCTATTCTTTGGGTATAAACGTTCTAGGAGACTCCGATAGGCATCCTGGTGATAAGGTTACTGTCTTTATACAGTCTCCTCAGGCTACGGATATAGATGACGAAAAGGATGATCCATATCTATCAGGATATTACACCATAAGCAAAATAAAACACCTAATAAGACCAGAACAATATCAAACAAATATCCTATTGATCAAAGATTCTAACTGGAAACCAGTAAAGGAAGAAAATTAATGTCTCCTGATTTTATATGGTGGCAGGGTATTGTAGAGGACGTAAACGACCCCCTAAAGATAGGAAGATGTCGAGTACGTATTATTGGATGTCATTCTTCAAATAAATCCGATGTTCCGACTTCATCATTGCCTTGGTCTCAACCAATACAGCCCATAACAAGCGCAGCCATCAGTGGTATAGGACTATCCCCCACCGGTATTGTTCAGGGATCGTGGGTATTTGGATTTTTTCAGGATGGAGAAAGAAAACAAATACCCATTATATTTGGTACGTTAGCTGGTATTCCGCAGAAAGAACCATTGCCTTCCAAAGGATTTAATGATCCTGATGGACTATTTCCTAGAGAAAGTTATGTCGGAGAGTCTGATGTCAATAGGTTGGCTAGAAACGAAAACATAGAAAACACGGTTGTATCTACAAAGAAACAAAACGAAGAAACTGATATCGTATCTGCTCTAGGTGAGGAATGGTGGAAAGAACCATCTACTCCATATAACGCAGAATATCCAAAGAACAAAGTATTAGAAACGGAAAGCGGGCACATCGAAGAGTTCGATGATACTCCCGGATTTGAAAGAATTCACCGATACCATAAGTCTGGAACTTTTGAGGAAATTCATCCCGATGGGTCTAAGGTAACGAAGGTTATAGGCTCTTCATATTCTATAGTAGCTGGTAATAACAAAGTACTAATAAAAACAAATAACAGCACAAATATAGAAAAAGATGGTAATATAAAAATAGGTGAAAATTGTAATGTCGAGATTGAAGGAAATGTTAACCTCTTTATCAAAGGAAACATTATTTTAGAATGCGACGGGGATGTTAATCAACAGATAGCAGGAACTTATACAGTAGTTTCGAATGGAAATATGACATTACTGGCACCAAGAATTGACTTGAATCCAAACGGCTTCTCATCAAGCGACGTAAATGATCCTATAAGCCCATCTATACCACAATACGACTCTAACGGTAATCCTCAATAATGTCAATAGATATTACACAACTATCTTCTGAAGTGTCTGGACTTATACTCGCTGCGGGTGTGAGCGGAAACCTTATAGCATTGGTTCAAGGGGAACAAGGCGAACAAGGCGATCAAGGCTTACAGGGAAATGATGGTATAGGAATAACATCTGGCGGGCTATCTGGGCAGTTTCTTATCAAAGCCGGAACTGCTGATTATGAGACACAATGGGCATCTTTGACTATCACTTCGGGGCTTATCGGTGGCGTTTATGTCGATACTCCTTCTAATGGGCAGGCATTGGTTTGGGATGACGCAAACCAATATTTCACTAATCGAGATGTTAGTGGAAGCTCGTCCTCTTCTTCCGCAGCATCCACGTCTATTACCGTAACGCAAGCAGCTCACGGATTAACAACCGGACAAGTAGTATATTACAACGGATCTATCTGGAGAAAAGCTCAGGCTGATTCTACATCGACATTAGGAATCGGTATAGTACAATACTTAACCCCGAATACGTTTAACGTAGTATTCTCTGGGCAGGTATCTGGATTTTCTGGATTATCAGCTGGCAACTATTATTTCGTATCTGATAGTTTGAGCGGCGGGCTAACTTACAACGAACCAACTATAAGCAACCCACTTGTATTTGCGGTAAGTACCACAGCCGGAATTGTCATTCCTTGGAGACCAGTTGATAATAGCGCATTTCAATCAGATTATGTTAGCGTTACTGCTGGAGTTTTCACGGTATCTCAGCTAGTAGATTATATTTACTGCGATTGCTCTTTAGGAGGAATAACTGCTTCTCTCCTTTCGGTAGCAGATATTCCCGGGAAAGCGTATACTTTCAAAAAGCTGGATTCTTCTTCTGTCAATAACATAAAAATACAACCAGATGGCTCAGAGCTATTAGAATCTGGATCGAACTATACACTAACAGGCCAGTATAGCTCTATAACAATAGGAAACAACGGCGTTCAGTGGTATATCCATAATATTTACAGAGCATGACAACTACTCCATTATCAACGTTTCAATTTACTGATTTCGTTACAGGAGAACCGAAGACCTTCTCCTATAATGACCGAGGTGGCAGCACCCTCAGTATGTTTACGAATAACAGGATAAACACGTCTTTGGGAGTTGCTCCGGTATATCTAGGAACGATAAATCATTATAATACGGTGTCAGATATGAGGCGCGGAGTATGGACTTCTATTTCTCTGGGAGCCACAATCAGGAGAACGGCTCCGGGTGGACCAATAGGAGAACTTACTTATGGAAGCTATCGGATTAGTATTCTTGATGGTTTACCGACAGGACTATCCTATCGCGTAGAAAATGATGAAGTTGTGTTTTATGGCAATGATATTCAGTCTATTCCACCAGAAATCCAACAAGTTATAGATAATCCAACAACCGATAATTATCCAGTAAATATGGTTATAAATAATCTAAGGTGCTATTTCAGAATACGAGCGGAAAGAATATCTTTTCCTGATACATTATATAGTACATGGCTATACTATTTCATAGTCAGGACCAACTGGTCAACTATACGTGATGCGTTTATAGGAAATATGCCCTGTAATAACTTTTCGTTCGATCAAATACATACAGTTTCTAATCAAGAGTTTATAGATACTCAAAAAGCCGACGGGTACTACTTATAGAAAGGGCAATATGTTTGTAAGCTTACTATTACTATTATCTGATACATTTTCTATATTTAAGAATATTGAAGTTTATTTGGGTATTGTAGCAGGAATGCTCACAGCTGGTGCGACCATCTGGAAGTTTGTAGTGATACCGGCTAGAAGAAATCTAAAGAAAATATCGGACGCTATTTCGTCTATTGGAGAGATTTCTTCTAGTATTAAACCAAACGGTGGTTCTTCTATAATGGATAGGCTATCCAGAATAGAGAAAACTATACTTTATTCTGAATCTAGACACAAGCTTCTCACATCCGCTGTTAATGTTGCTATGTTCGAAACCGACAGTCAAGGAACTTGCCTTTGGGTAGCTCCCTCTTGGACGGAAATAACTGGGATAGATAACGAAGACGCTCATGAAAATGGTTGGCTGAACTCTATACATCCCGATGAAAGAGAAGAAGTCTACAAACAATGGCAAGCTGCGGTAGAGCAAAAACGAGAATTTAGAATGACCTATAACATAGTTAATATTAAAACAAACGATATTATTCATGTCAGGGGGTTAGCAAGGTCTCTTCGGGACCACAAAGGTAATGTTATAGGATTCGTAGGACTAATAAAGAGGATTTAATAATGCCATGCATGGGTGCTGCTAGGTTGGGTGATTGGTGTTCTGGCCACGGTTGCTTTCCACCAAGACAAAACAATGAAGGATCTCCTACCGTGTTTGTCAATGGAAGAGGATGGCACAGGAAAGGCGACAACTGGCAGAGACATTCGTGCGGCGACAACAGACACTCTGGCACTCTAGCAGAAGGCTCCAGCACAGTCTTTATAAACAGCACACCGGCTGGAAGATTTGGTGATCCAGTTTCTTGCGGATCTGCTGTCATTACCGCTAGCGGAAATGTGATTTGTGGAGGTTAGCTAAATATAAAATATGGATAACATCAAATATAGAGATCTAGATTTAGACTTTCAACGTCATCCAGTAACGAATGACGTTGTTGTTAAGATAAATGCCGATGCGGTTCGTCGTTCTGTTAGAAATCTTGTTTTGATGAACTTGTTTGATAAGCCCTTTCATCCAGAAATCAGCACCAACCTCTCGGGTATCTTATTTGAAAATATAACTCCACAAACCATTTATATACTAAAACAAAATATTCTCGATATATTGAGAAAATACGAAAAGCGTATCCAGCCAATCATTGTTGAAGTTAATGCTGATTTCAACAACAATGCTGTTTATGCTTTAATAGAATTTTATATAGTAAATATTCCAGGTAGATTTTCAGTAAATGTGCCGCTAGTAAGGACCAGATAATGGCAACAAATAGATCAAATCTTTCTATTACATCATTAGATTTTGATTCAATCAAGGAAAGCTTAAAAACTTATCTTAAAGCGCAAGATCAGTTCAGAGACTATGACTTCGAGGGGTCTGGTCTTAATATTCTATTAGATCTTTTATCTGCTAATACACATTATATGGCATTCTATGCCAATATGGTAGCCAATGAAAGCTTTTTGGATAGCTGTAAGATACCAGAATCTGCTATTTCTATTGCTAAGCATTTAGATTATGTTCCAAAATCATACAGAGCCGCTGTAACCTATGTTAACGTAGAACTGTTGAATGTTCCAGAAGAGACAAAGATAGCCATACGAAACGGGCGATCATACTACATTGTCCAAGGATCTCAGTTCACAGCCAAGAATCCAGATGGAAGAACACTGACTTTTACTTCAACAAAAGATTCAAAAGTAGTCTATGATTCCGGTAAGTACATAGCAAACGATATAGAAATCAAAGAAGGAACTTATAAAACTGTAACCTATATTGTTGATGCAAACAATGATACTCAAAAATTTATTATTCCGGAACCAAATGTCGATACTACTACGATAGAGGTAAGAGTACAAAGATCGTTAACAGACACCACCGATTCTACTAGATTGTGGTATCTCGTAACAGATCTGAATAAGCTAACTGAAGACTCTTATTCTTACTTTCTTCAATACCACGATGGTGCATTTGAAATATATTTCGGAGATGGTATTGTAGGAAAACAACCAGAAACAGGAAACGTTGTAACAATAAAGTATCTTATTACATCTGGTCCGGAAGGAAACGAAATCGGAAAGAATGAATCCGCCTCGTCTCCTACTTTCACATACCTCGGCGACGCAGATTCGTCTGTCACTATTTCTACGGATACAAATGGAACATACATCTACACGTACGGTGGTTCTCTGCTTGAAAGTCTAGAATCTATCAAATACTACGCTCCAAGAAACTATCAAGCACAAGAAAGAGCGGTGACTGCTGAGGATTATCGCACCTTATTAGCCAGACAATACAGCGAACAAGCCGATTCCGTATTTGTTTGGGGTGGTGAAGACAATGATCCTCCGATTTATGGAAAGGTATTTGTTTCCATCAAACCAACAAATGGCAAAAAATTCACTCAAGCCGAAAAATCAGCTATAGCAAAGAATATTCTCAAAGAGAGAAATCTAGTATCAATAACACCGGAGATAGTAGATCCAGATTATCTGTATGTTCTAGTAACATCTGAAGTTCTATATGATCCAAAGAAAACCTCTTTGTCTCAAACATCACTAGAAAATTTGGTTACACAAGGAATAATAGACTTCAGTGATACTTACTTGGAAAAGTTTGATAGAAATCTAAGATACTCCCGTTTCAGTTCAGAAATAGACAATATGGAAGATTCTATATTAAGTAATATCACCACATTCAGATTACAAAAAAGATTTGAACCAAATCTGGGAGTCACATCTTCGTATAGTATAAAGTTTGATAATGCCTTATTTCACCCCGTTGACGGATATTCTTCTATTCTGGAAAGTAACGCCTTCTATTATTACGACCCAGTAACTACAGAAAATAAAGTATGTTACTTAGATGATGATGGTTATGGAAACGTAAGAATATACAAAGTGGTCGATCAAGACAAAATCTACATAAATGAAACTGCTGGTACAATAAACTATACCACAGGAAAAGTAACTTTAACTTCATTTAAGCCTGTTTCTATCTACGATGCAGCAGAATCAGAAATAAGAATAACAGTAACTCCTAATAAATCAGATTTGTATTCTAGAAGAAATCTAATACTTATACTCGACGAAGATTATATTGACGTTACAGCTACAAAAGAAACATTAAGATATGATCCATATAATGCATCTGCTTCGTCATTCCCATATAATACAGGAACATAAATGTGTCTATAAACGGCGATAACAAAATATCTCCTATAATAAAGAATGATCTTCCTCAATTCGTCAGGTTAGATCATCCTACGTTTATAGCATTCATGGAAAAGTATTATGAATGGCTTGAAGAACAGGGATCTTATCTCAGATCTCCTCTGGCTCTATCTACAGTAAATGATATCGATAGTACGTTTGATGATTTTATTGGTAGTTTCAAAGCGCAGTTCTTGCTTGACTTTCCCGAAAATTTGGCTATAAACCAAACAACAGGAAATCCTGTAGACGCTAAAAAATTATTAAAGCACATCAAACAGTTCTATAGAGCAAAGGGAACAGAGAAGACCTATGAACTTCTATTCAGAATTCTATACGATACAAATGTAGAATTTTATTATCCTAAGAATGATATACTTAGATGTTCTGATGGTAAGTGGATATTAAAAAAGACCATAAGAACTACTGTAACATCTGGATCTAAAATATTTCATTCCCTCGGGCAAACAATAAAGCAATTTTCTTCCTCCGGAGCTGTTACCGCGTCTGGTCAAGTTTCAAACATTTCGAGATATCAGCTCGGTACTTTGGAAATATTTGAAATAGAAATAAACAACGTAAACGGAACTTTTCTAGCAAATGTTCCGGTTTATTATCAAGATAACTCCGGAAATACAATAAAAGAGCAGAAAGTTTATTCTGTTGTTTCAACTATTTCTATATCTAATGGTGGACAAAAGTATAGAGTGGGAGACAGAGTTGTATTTACAAATGCATCGGGTGACTCTGGTCAGCAAGCATCTGCTGAGGTATCACAGGTTGATTCAACTGGTAAAATTCTAAAGATAGCTATAACAAACTTTGGAATAAACTACAATGCAGCTCCTACTATAGCCGTATCGTCTGTCAAGGGAACGGGATTCTCTGGAACAGCAACAATTGGTGGCTTGTGTAATTTCGATGGATACTATCAGAATAATGATGGAAAGTTAAGTTCTAATAAATTTTTACAGGACAATCATTATTATCAAAACTATTCCTATGTTTTGAAAACAGAAATAGTAGTTGATAGATATAAAGAAATAATCAAGAGATTGATTCACCCAGCCGGTCTTGGGTTCTTCGGTCAAGTATTAATAAAACGATGCGCTGAAGCAGATCTTCATAAATCATCTGCTTTGGTAAGATACGAAGTTCCTATCATCGGTCATTATGCCCCATATACTCCAAGAACATATGATGACCTTTACAATTGGTTTCAATCTGGTTCAACGTTTGCTGGCTATAATCCATCCTTTCATGATCCAATTATTATAACAGCAGCCGATTGTAACCCACTGACTAATGGTATTGTTTATCTTTCCGGAACTACAGCAGATTGGCAAGGCCTTTCTGGATTTGATAGAGCTGATCCTTTCTGGATAATATATCATCACCCAAATACAAGAATAGTAGATCCCGTAGTAGCTAGAATAGATTATGCTGATAAATGGGAGTTTGCTGGTACTGGCGGTGTGACAGGCTGGACAGAATGGACTATGACATCTCAAGACCAAAGAAATACATGGATAGATGGATTTACATCTGACTACAAGTATGCCAAGTTACAATATACAGGAACCAGCGAATTTAGAAAAATATCTATTAGAAGTTTCTTGACAATGCCTTTGGGTGATGAGTTTGATTGTAGAGCAGATCCGTCGGGCATAGTTCAATCACATGGCGAAAGTCCAAATTTTTGAGATAAATAACTAAAGAGGAAACATATGGGCGTTTGTGATCCATTTAGACAGCAACTAAGACGTAATTTAATACAGAATTTCTATAAAGAGTTTGAGTCAAATCAAACAGATAGATATTTTGTTTCTATCGGTAAGATAGACGAATGGTCAGGAACTACCGCATCTACTAATGATGACTTTCCGCCAAGAAATACCGACAGCGTTCAATCAGATACCGATTTCTGGAGAGGTATTCTAGCATATAAGCGAGTATATGCCACTGATGTTTCCCTTGTGGTTCCAAGATATGATTGGGAACCAGGAGAGGTATATGATGCGTATAGAGACGATACCGATTTGTTTGACGATGAAAATCCATCAAAGTTTTATGTTCTGGTCGATGAGGAACGAGTTTATAAATGTATTGATAACAATTTTGATGCTGCATCAACCATAGCTCCAACTCATACCGACTATCAAATAAGAACTCTGTCCGATGGATATAGATGGAAGTTCTTATATCAGATTCCAGAATCAAAGAGAAAATTCCTCACTAAAGGATTCTCAAACAAAACCGGTTACATGCCTGTAGAATATGTCGAACGCTTATTAGAAGACGATGATAGAACTCTTCAATGGGCGACACAGCAAGCCGCGGTGGACGGTTCAATAGATCACATCGCAGTAAACGAAACCTTGCGCAATCAGATTATTTCATCTAGAGTTGTTTTTCCGTCTACCGACAATCAGGTGGCTTCTGCTGCTACAGCCGGATCTTATACTATTATCATTTCTGGACCAAACTTAGTTTATTCCAATGATTACTATAATAACATGGTGATCAAAATAGATTCTGGATCTGGTGAAGGTCAACAAAGAATAATATCGGACTATCTGGCGGGTTCAAATACAGCAACCGTTACTATAGAAACTCCATTGGACATAGGTGTTACAGGAGGTACGGGATCTGATTTAAGCATTTATTCCATTTTACCACAAATAAGAATAGATGGAGATGGAAGAGCCTATAATAATGACCTCAACAGCCAGTCTTCTAGAGCAGAAGCAACTGTTACTTTTCAAGATGGAGTAACTGGATATAGGTATATTGACACGATAGAAATAATAGACTGTGGGCAAAATTATACATTCGCCGATGTAACGATAGTTTCTGGTTTAACGAGCGCCCCGGGAATAACAGCAGAACTAGCCAACCTAGCTTCAGCAGTCATTTCTCCTGTTGGAGGGCACGGCTCTAATCCAGTAAAAGAACTAGGATGCTCTGCGTTGATGATAGTTCTAGATTTCGCTCAAGACGAAAATGGAAAAATATCTGTCGATAATGAATTCAGACAGTTTGGTTTAGTGAAGAATCCAGAGCTATATTATACCCAGAATAGAATACGCTTATTTCAAACTCCACCAGAATCGACTTATACAGCAGGCGATGGTGTTACGGCTTCTTCTGGAGGATTAGGCACAGTAGTTAGTTGGTATGGTGGTATAACAGGAGTAACAGGGACTAGTGAACTTGTTGTAGATGTTATTTCTGGATCATTTGCTATAGGAGCAACCGTCTCTCCAGGGTATACAGTTTATAGCATAGATGAAAGAACCATAGCCGGGACTGAAGGAAGAAACCTCAAACAAGTTTCTTTGGTTCCATCTGGTACAGCAGGAACAACTTTCAATCCAAGCGGAACAGATTTCAGTCGCGGTAAAGTAGTTGTCGCGTTGGGAAGCACAGCGGATACTGTATATCCAACTTACTCTATCGGAGAAGTTTACAGTTGGCAACCAGATGACGGCACCAACCTTTCGGGAAAACTATACCTGGAAAACTATCACGGAGAGTTTGCCAACGACGAGTTTGTATATCAAACAGACAGAAACATTTCCAGTATTAGTACATCGATTGGCCAAATAACAGATGCATCAGAGGTCGAGGAAGATAATCTGGATGTATATACTCAAACATTTAGTTTGCGTCTAATCTACAATGGAGTAAACACATTTACTACTTCTAGCTTCACGAATGATGATTTAGTTACATCTATCAGTGGATCCACTGAGGTTGCTAAGGGGTATGTAGTAGATTGGACTCCTGCAACAGGCGGAACTCAAGGCGATTTGACAGTAAATGGTGTCTGGGGAAGTTATGCTACAGGACATGCTATAACATATTTTACTGGTGTTACGGGTGCTATTATAAATACTATACTTGAGGTACCAGATATAAGATATCATTCTGGTGAAATCCTACATATCCAAAATATAAGACCAGTAGAACGCTCAATCGAACAAAGAGAAGAAATCAAGCTTATTGTGGAATTTTAATCCGGAGAGAAAATGGTTTACGATTCGTCACTTTTCAACATAGACCCTTACTACGACGATTTCGACGAAACGAAGAATTTTCTTCGTATGCTATTTCGCCCTGGTTTTGCGGTTCAAGCAAGAGAACTAACTCAAATACAAACCATTCTTCAGAATCAACTGGAGAGATTTGGTAACCATCTTTTTTATGATGGAAGTATGGTTCTCGATGGTCAGATAACAGAAAACAGAGCCTATGTTGCTAGACTAACTTCTCTTAGTGGATCTACTGATATTTCTGATTACCTTTCATCTGTACTTCAGAAAGGAACAACCGGGCCTAAGATTAGAGTTCTTCATACAGAATCTGGATTAAGTGGATCCAGCGTTGACACCCACTCTTTGATTTATTTCAACTATATTTCTGGATCGTCTCTCACAGCCGGCGATGTCGTTTCTGGAACAGCCAGTGATACAGCCGTTTCTGCTACTATAATAGGTCTTACTGGAGTAACAGGTAGCGCGGTTGGTTCTTGTATGCTGGTCAGTGTAAATGATGGTATTCGTTATGTAGACGGTTTCTTCGTAAGACATGATGCACAAAATATCGGATTGTATGATGTAACCGGTCCTGCTGGATCTGAATACAGATACTTCGCATCTCCTACAGTAAGAGTTGGCTTTGATACCTCTAGATCATATGTGACTTCGGACGATGACACAAGCCTTCAAGATCCTTCGTTCGGTTCTTATAACTATGCAGCTCCCGGAGCTGATAGATACAAGATCGATTTGACTATCAATCAATATTCGTTTATTCCTACATCTACAGCAGCCACCGATAACTTTTCTCGGCAAGACTTTGTGGAGTTTTTGCGTGTAGTTGATGGAGATGTTGTAAAGAAAGAACTTTATCCAGATTACTCAGTATTAGAAGACACATTAGCAAGAAGAACTTATGATGAATCTGGTAACTATACCGTAAGACCTTTTGATCTTTCTACGGAAGTCGGTCCTTCTGATTCTACTTTGTATGCTAAGCTCGAAGCAGGAAAAGCATATATCTTTGGTTACGAGTTCGAAACACAGGGATCTACTAAAGTAAGCGTAAACAAAGCCAGAACTACTAGAGCAGTAACAGAAGAATCTGTAGATAGAACAATAGGTCCATATCTTTCTTCTATGCGGTTCAACGGAACAGCAGACAGCATCGGTCTAACATTTGCTACTAATAAGGGTGATACGGTATACCTAGGTAGCTCTACTGGAAACAGTGCGTTTGCTGAAATTGGAACAGCTAAAATCAGACACGTAAACTTTGCATCTGGTTCCAACTATTATGTTTACCTATATGACGTTTCGTTTACTGGTGGAAATTCTGAACAAAGCATAAGATCCATTTATAGAGTTGGCCAGACAGCTTCAGGAAAACAAATATTTGAAATAGCAAGTGGTACTACGGCTTCGTTCTCCAACGGTAACTATAATAACTTGTTGTTCGAAACAAACTATTCTGGATTGACTTCTGTAACCGATTTGCGTCTATATTATTGGGCTCATACTGCCATAACATTCAATTCAAGCAATGGTTACGGATTCATTCCTATAGGATCTTTCTACGATCAGTTTGTAGCCGACGAAACTCCAGGAGATTTCCCACAATCTTCTGTGATGGTATTTTCTCCAGACGGAAGATCTCTGACAGGAACTCTTGATATAACAGGCGCTCCAGAGCAGCTAGACCTTCGGTTGTCTGTGACGGGACCAACTTTTGGATACGTATACTACGAAGTAGAGGCTAACGATATAACTGACATCAGAACAAAGACTCTATCTTCTTCTACGTTGAGCTTGACAGCCGGAAACGCGGTTATCCGTACAGACGAAAACAACAAGAAATACTTGACACTAAGTAACTATTATGATGTAGTTTCTATTAGTCATATTACCGGAGATAACGGATCTGGTTTGACAGATATGACTTCGTGGTTTACTCTTGACACGGGTCAAAGAGATAACTACTACGATTGGGCTAGAATAGTACTAAATCCATCAATAACTTCTTCTGCTTCGTTTACTGGTCCATACTCGGTATCACTAACAAGATACGTACATTCCGGAAACGGACCGTGTATAGTAAATTCTTATCCAACATATTCCACTATTCCTGATTACACAAGCACATCAACAGGAAAAGTATATAAGCTAAGAGATGTCATTGACTTCCGTCCTTATAAGGATTCTTCTGGATCTCTAACAGGATGCGATGTTCCTTCTGATAACGTCTTAGCTACTATTTCCTACAACCACTATCTTCCTAGAACAGACAAGATAGTTCTTACCAGAGACAGACAGTTCAATGTTATACAGGGAACTCCTAGCTTAGACGCCATCTCTCCTGCTGATGACGCCGATTCCATGACTCTGTACACAATAACATATAATCCATATACCTACGACGAAAACGATGTAACCATAAGATACATCGAGAATAAGCGTTATACAATGCGTGATATAGGAAATCTGGAAAAGAGAGTTGACAATCTAGAATACTATACTTCTTTGAGTGTCATAGAGCAAGAAGCAAAGAATACTGCTATCTATGACGAGTTTGGGTTGGATAGACCAAAGCTAGGAATACTAGTAGATACATTCAAAGGGCACAATATAGGTGACGTTCTTGACGAATACTATGCCTGCTCCGTAGATTACGAAAATTCTGCGCTTCGTCCTAAGTTTGCCGTTTCTGCTACACCAGTAGATTATACGGCTATAGTTCTACAATCTGGAATCACTTATACTTCCGACAACATTCTAATGGCTTCTTGGTCATCTTCTACTCCTACTATCATTCAGACTGTAGTAACCGATTCTATTCAAGTCAATAATACTGGAGTATTCCCGCTTCTCGGTAAAGTATCTCTTTCTCCATCTACTGATGCGAAATACGATTCAACCAATGAAGTATTGGTAAAGGTAAACGTTGAAGGCGAAAATGACAACTGGGCAGCCCCAGGTGCGTCTGGTAATGGATTTGGAAGTCAGTGGAACGACTGGGAGCTAAACTGGCTAGGAAAAGAAATCATCGAAGAACAGACTTCTAGAACCAACAGCACAGTTTCTAGATCTGTAGGACTTTATTCTTCTTCGTCTTCTTCAAACATTTCTAACAGATCTGTTCCTGAGTCGATTAGAAGATCTAAGCTAAACAGATATGTAAATGAAAATATTGTTCCTTGGATGAGAGCCAGAAACGTTTCTGTAACAGCAGAAGGACTGAAACCAAACACAACTTACTATCCATATTTTGATGGAGTGGATGTAACCTCTTACTGCACCGGAAGCCTACTGTCTGATAGTTCGGGAAGAATAACTGGACTTACCTTCGGAATTCCATCTGAAACTTTCAGAACAGGCCAAAGACTATTCAGACTAACTGACAGCCCAACCGATACCGTAGCAAACACTACTTCGGCCGCTGAATCTGTATACTACGCCAAGGGTTTCATTCAGAACAGAGAAGAAGGAATAGTTTCTGTTCTTCCTCCTGTAATCAGAAGAGAAAGCGTAAACTCTGAAAACATTATCAACAACATATTGACAAGAAGAAGATCGAGAGATGGTTCTCAGACTATCGGATATATCGATCCTCTTGCTCAAACATTCACAGTCGATTCTAATACCTATCCAGATGGCTTCTTCTGCTCGAAGATCGGAATACTGTTCAAGACTAAGGAAACAGAAACCAATGAGCCAATAATACTACAGGTTCGCCCACTTCAAAGCGGTTTCCCACATCCATCTAAGATTATTCCATTCTCTGAAGTTTATGTCTACCCATCGGCTATTACAACTAGCACGGATGGAAGTGAAATAACTAACTTCAACTTCAGTACTCCTATATACCTACCACCAGGAGATTATGCTATCTGTCTTCTTTCTTCTAGTGAAAACTACGAAGTATATACAGCTAAGGCTGGAAACTATTCTCTAGTGGATACCGAACAAAGAGCATCTAAGAATGCTCTGAGTGGCTACTTGTTTAGACCACAAAACAGCGGAATATACACATCTACAGACACAGAAGATCTTTGCTATATCGTTTATCGTTGCGTGTTCAATACTTCTAGCACATATGCTGATATTGGATTCCAAAATGATGGATTCTCAGCTCCTTCGAATATAAACGTAGATTATGTTCGTATAGCTTCTGAAGAACTAACACCAAGCAACACTTCTGTTTCCTATGCTTCAACCTCTACCAAGGGATTGAATAATGGTTCCTACTCTGCTAATAGAAACATACAAGCCAATAATACTGCTACAAGAGCCATAGCACAAGGTGGAAACACCGAACCAGAATTCCGTGTAACTTATGTTGCTACAGAATATGTCTCTCCGCAAATAGATTTGAACAGACTCTACATTTACTCCATTTGCCATCTTATCAACTCCAACACAACTCCTGGAAACACACTAGAAGGCAACCCAACTCCTCTAAATGCGTCTGCTGGTACTTTAAGCAGATATATTACAAAGAGTGTAGAGCTTGATGATACAGTAGAAGCTACGAATATTAATGTCTACTTGAATGCTTACAAGCCAATAGAATCAACTATTCAAGTATGGTTCAGATATCTTCCTTATGGTCTAAAAACTGGTATATCTGATAGAAGTTGGACTCAGCTTCAATCTGTGACTACAGGAAACTCGGCTAACGAAACCGATTACACAGAACTACACTATAACCTAGCAGCAGATGTTGAACGGTATGGAATTTTCCAAATCAAGTTAGTATTCTCAACTACAGATTCCAGTAAATCGCCTGTTGTAAGAAACATGAGAGCCATTGTTGTATGAGAAAGTTTATCAAAGAAACCAAAGAGTTCGTAAGGGATAGTAATAACAATGCTATTTTACGAATATCTACAGCAGAGGTAAACAAGTACAAATCTCAAAGAGAAGAACTTCTACGACAGAAAAATGAAATAAATAAGTTGAGAGAAGAAATAGAAAATCTACGAGTTATAGTAAATAAACTTGTAAATAGGACTGAATAATGCCCCTAACAGCAGATCTAATAAATATCGATTCACTTGTTTTAAGTGATACCTTTCAAACATGGGTAAATAGAACCAATCAAATCATAGATGATTTGAATCCTCTTCAAGTTTACGATGTTGAAGTGGGCACCACTGGAGGTTTACTCAAAGAAACAGGGATGAGCGCCGGAAACTATAACGGCGTAGTTACTCTTTCTTTGAATCCGGGTCCTGGTGTAGGAACATGGACTTTAGGGGGCGCAAGCAGAGCTGTTGTAGATTTTTCTAGATTTGGTACATATAGTCTAGAACTCACGGGTGGTGCTTCTGGTGCGGCTTCTGCTGTGGCTGGAACAGACGAATTCATCATCAACGATATAAGTGATACACAACAATCTGGATCTGGAACTGCTAAGAAAGTTCAAGCCAGAAATATGTTGCCATACGAAATAGCAGGCGACCACAGGTTTAGCAGCAACATAACAATTGGTGGTAATCTTATAGTTCAGGGATCTGATACATTTATCGCAGCCAACAATCTTCGTATTGAAGACAAGCAGATCGAACTGGCTTATCAGCAAGCTATTGCGTTAACTCTTACGGGTGTCACGGGTGGTACGTTTAGATCGACTTCTTTTGGTGCTACGGCGTATCACTTCGTTACTTCGACAGGGTTGACTCCTGATATGTATGGTCACCTTGATACATACACGGGTGCAGCCGCAGGTCCTACCGGTAGGTTTACAATAGGCTCTTTGTTCCAAGATCCATATGACGCAGATAACTTTGTAGGTATAACTGGATATATTAGCTTAGGATCTACAGGAAACCCAAGATATTTAGTAGTAAGTGCCGGAACTCCATTTAATTCATTCCTAAATGACGAAGAACTATCACAGGGTGGTATTGTTCTAAAGGGTGCGTCGGGAGACAAGTCTTTTCTTTGGTTAGATTCTGATACATCTCTTGTTTATAATTACGAAAATACATGGGCTGCGTTGACTTCAAATATTGGCGTGGCTTCTCCATATAACTCAGTAGTATCCAGCAACTATAGATCTGTCTATGTTATAGATGACGATGATGATATTTTCAGATTTATGTCTTATGATAGTGCTTTCGGAGTCAAGCTACTGCTGGGTTCGGCTCCGTGGTCAATAACGGCAAACTCTCAGTTTGGAAGCTCTATAGGTTTCTATAGACCTGCTACAACATATCAGCTAGCAATAGTTTCTCATACTGGCGGAAATGCTGCTTATACAACACTTGCTACGCTGATGCCAAATATTTCTCAAGCAGGTGGTGTCACCGGCTCCACTTGGAGAGCCCTACAAGGAATAACAGCCACAAACTTCTTCTATCAACTAAACGTAGATCAACTTGACGGTGCTCACGGATCGACCTCAGCCGCTGCGTATACTATTCCTATTGCTAGCGAATATGGAACGATTGATGAAACTTGGCTAGAAGCTTCTTCTATAAGAAGAAGAGTAACACAAGCTTCCCATGGTTTGACTATGGGCGATGTTGTAAGAGTTAACTCTTCTGGAAGCTATGTAAAAGCTATCGCAACTTCTCCTCAACTAGGAGAAGCAATAGGTATGGTCTCATCTGTTTCCGGAAACTCATTTGTCGTTACACTAAAGGGAAAGATTTCTGGACTATCAGGAGCTGTGCAAACAGTCGAAGCTGCGGCATATACTCCTGGCGAAGTTTACTTCCTTTCTGGATCTACAGCAGGAAAACTGATATCAGATCCAGATAATGCAGTTCTTACTAGAATACCAGCCGGTGGTGTTCGTAAGCCAATGTTCTTACCGACAAGCACCACAGAAGGATATGTATTAGGATATGTTGGATCGGTTGTCACCGAACATACAGATGAGCTTTACTTAGATGGACTAGTTCCTCTCGGCACCATTTATCCATACGCAGCAAGTTCTTCTTATATAACTGAAGAATGGCTAATCTGTGACGGATCTAGATATACCCGAGCTGCTTATCCAGATTTGTATACCATAACATATAATCTATATTACGCTAACGTTGTTATAGCAAACGCCGGTGATGATTATGGAACTATAGAAGGTGGTATAAGAAACCTTGCTATCGGCGACGTAGTAACCGTAAGATATAATGGAACAGATTACGACAGAGAAATAACAGATCTAAACGAATCTACAGATTATGTTCAGTTTGATACTGGTCTTCCCTACGCCGCAACATATGAAATGCGAGTAACCGAAGACAGCAACGGAAATGAAGTATTCTTTATTCCTGATTTGAGATCTAAGTTCATCAGAGGCAAAGGTACTTCGCAAAATGCTGGAACTATAGGCGGCTCGGATACCGTAACTCTCGATATCGGAAACTTACCATCTCACAGCCACGGTCTGGATATTCAGTCAACCGATGCGCAAGCTGGTTCTGGTTTGGGACTAGTAAAAGATGGATCAACAAATGATACAACTACTTCTCTAACCGGTGGCGGAGAAGCAGTAGACATAGTGCCTTCTTATGTTGCTTTGTATTACATAATCAGGGCTAAGCACAAGACAAAAGCCACCATTCTGACTGGACATGATCATGACAACAGATATATTAGATTTGACGCTACTCACGATTCTTCTCTTGGTTTAACTGAAGGTGGAAGAGAAAGATTTAGAAGAAACGCAAGCGTCGCTGGATATCCTCTGGGATCCAGTTTGACAGCGTTTGGTCCTACACACGATCACGATTTGCGTTATGTAAGATTCGATGATACACAAACTCTAACCGATTCGCAAGAATATAAAGCCAGAACAAACATCAATGCTGCTGCGGCTGGTGAAGGAGATGGATATGCACAAAACTCTTCATCAACAGCTCACAACCATGACTACATTTATCCAAGATTTGATGGGCAAGCTCAGAGCGCATTTGATGATTATCCTTCTATCAAGTCTGCTTTCCGCACAAAACTCGGAGTATACTCTACTACCGAAATGGATGACAGATATGTAAATGTCTCCGGTGATACAATGCGCGGTAACCTCACCATGAGCAGCGCCAATATTATTATCACCAACGGTATGCTACAAGCTGATACCTCATTCAAGATGAACGGAAGCGATTCTTCGAATCCATTTATCGAGGCTAACTCCACATCGAAGTATGCTATATTCGATATAAACAACACATACTCTTCATACTTTATCGTAGAAAGTTCAGACTTAGACAACTCCACAAACGGAAGAACACGCAAAGATATACTGTATATTTACAGAGAACCGAACCCCTCTGGAAACAACTCGAACTGCGAAGTTCAAGTATACGGTGACTTTACGGTGTGGGGTGATGGACAGACCACTCAGGGGTATGCTGGAATCTCGAATCCTCTTTCTCAAGTAGGAGCCTTTGGTGTTGATCCTCACTTGGGAAGAATTTTCGTCGGCGGCCGTCAACCAAGAACAGATTCATCCTTAGTTGCTGGACCAGAAATCAATCTGATTGAAGGTAACGATTATATAACACCGAGCACTCATGGTAAGATTACCGGTCTAACATTCCCAACAGAGACTCATGCGGCTGCGAACAAAGCTTATGTAGATAAGCAAACCGCTCTATTCAAATATTGGGCTATAGGTTCTGGATCAGATGGAGTAACTGCGGCAAACGGACTCTATTATCCCGTAAGCAATAATACATCCTTTGGTATTGATGCTGTCAATCCTATAACAAGAAACAACATATCTCTTCCAACAGGATACTGGCACTTTACCTTGATTTACTCCTTCATAAATGCTGATAACGCTGATTGTGATATAGTATTTACAGTTAATGGAGATACTGTAAGAACCCACGTTCAGGGGCCCGGAGCAAACGATAGAACATTATCTGGATCTATAACTCTTCTTACTAACATAACTAGTACATTCGATATATCTGTTTCTGTTTCCGGAATTGTTCCAGATGATACTCAGATGGACTGGACTCACGCAGAGATAAACGCAACTAAGGTAGGAGACGTTTACACGGTATAACCTATGGCTATAACAAAAAACATCTTTATAGATCAGGGATCTACTTATAGTGCGTCTTTGACAGCCCAAGATTCATATGGAAATACAATAAATATAGACGGAGCAACAGGATATTGTCATCTCAGAAGAAGCTATTATTCTTCTTCTTATAATGAAATGACTGTTTCTGTAACTGGTGCATCTGGCTCTGGTTGGTATAATCTCTATATGGGAGCTACAGCTACTGCTGAATTAAAACCAGGAGTATATGTTTACGATGTTGAGTTTCACAAGCCGGACGGTACAGTTGTAAGAGTTCGCCAAGGAAATGCTACAGTAGACCCGGAAGTGACTAAGTTATAATGCGGAGAAGTAGATGCTGAATTTTACAAACTTTACTAGACTTGATAATATTTTCAAGTTTAATACATTCAAAAAATCAGTAGTATCTGAATCCGCTTTTTCTAGAATATGTGGTTCATATAAAAACGTAAGCTTGATTTTCTCAGAAAATCAAAAAGACTATGTACAAATATTGAATACTATCAAAGAAAATCAAAGATGTTATCCTGTTGTGTGTATGTGTAACAACAGAATAGTTTCGGGTATTCTTATTACAGAAAACGTCAACGAATCCAACGATGTGTTTAAAAATAGATTGAATGAAATATATGAAATAAATCCAGATTCCATACTTGTTCTATATAAGCAAGGAGTTTCATCTAAAATCTTATTTGAAAACTCTATGGTAGAACTAGAGAAATCGCATTTAATAGAAGACTTCAATCAACACATATCTAAAGTTATAGACAAAGACTTTAAGATTCTTGGAATTGAAGTACCAACCGAAAAAGAACTAGTAAATGAGTACAGAAAAAACAACTATATAGTATTTGCTTTAAACGAAGACGAGTTTAATAACAGCGTTTCCTGGAAAGATATTATCTAAAAAAATGAATCTTGTACTGAAAAAAGCATTTGGTATTTACAAACAAGGGCATAGCTTTAAGCTGTCCGAAAATTATCACATGCTGGATGAACATATCTCTGTAGGCAAGAAAAACACTATAAAACTATCTGTTATGGATTCGTTTGGTTCAAAAGTTGGACTATTTTATGATACATTCGATCAAATAAAAGAATACTTTGATTTTGATTATTCTCTCTATCTCAAAGAAAATAACTTATTTTATCTAAAGACTCCATTCGGTATATACGAACGCGGAGATATCTTTGTAAAGATCCATTCGTGTAATATTGTAGCCGAAACATATGCTATCTCTGGTAGCGATAGCCATTATTTTATAGATCCGTCTAATACGTGTATAGAAATAATCTGCGATCAATCTAATCTATCGGAAGTATTCTATACATTCTCGCCTGACACGAAACCCATTTCCAACACCCTGGGATTGACGGAAGAGAATATTTCTTCGCTTCAGAGTATACCGGGTATAAAAGGAGACAAGGGCGACAGAGGAGAAATGGGTCCTCGTGGATATGATGGCAAACAAGGCGAACGAGGACTTCAAGGATTTCCTGGACAAAAAGGAGATCCCGGTGAAAGAGGCCCAAGAGGAGAAAGAGGTCCGAAGGGAGATAAGGGTGATCCTGGGCGAGACGGTATTGATGGAAGTCCAGGATTAAAGGGTGATGTTGGTCCCAGAGGACCAACAGGCGAATCTGGATTATTAAAGGCTATCTATCCTTTGCGATATGATAGCAAATCTAAAATATTAGATATCGATATAACAAAAATATCCGCTGCCTTCGGTGTGCCCGGCGGTGGTATGGATACCGCCTTTAAGCAGATAGTCGTAGACGGTGTTACATTAAACTCTATTCAGTATACAGATGAAACATTTACGATTAATAGTGGTTCAAATGTTTCTATAGTAACAAATCCTCTTTCAAACTCAATAACAATCTCTTCTCTTGGTGGTGGTGGAGGTGGAGGGTCTAGTACAAGCACGTCTCTTACTGTAAATCAGGTATCTCATGGTTTAACTACCGGTGATGCTATTTATTTTGATGGTTCAACTTGGCAAAAAGCTAAGTCCGATTCGTCTGATACATTGGGAATAGCAGTAGCTAGCATAGTAAACGCAAACTATTTTAATGCCATATTTTCTGGCTTTATGGAACTAAACGGTCTGTCTGCTGGAAACTACTATTTTGTTTCTAGCACAACAGCGGGTGAACTTACCTTAGAAGATTCTACGATAAGCAATCCAATTTTGTTTGCTACTGGTATTACTCAGGGTATAGTACTACCTTGGAGACCAACAACAAATATTAGCACAAGCTCATCGTCCGGTGGTGGCGAATCAACGAGTTTAAGAGTTAATCAAAATTCACATGGTCTTTCCACTGGTGATGCTATTTATTTTGATGGTTCTTTGTGGAGAAAAGCCAAATCCGATTCAGCTAGTACTCTGGGTATAGCAATCGCTAGATTCGTGTCATCAAATTCATTTGATGCTATATTTTCTGGGTTTATATCTACTGGTGGGTTGTCAGCAGGAAACTACTACTTTGTATCTAGTGCTACAGCCGGATTACTAACAACTCAAACAAGCAATATAAGCAATCCAATTTTGTTTGCTACTGGTATTACTCAGGGTATAGTACTACCTTGGAGACCAACAACAAACTCCGACGGAGCTTCTCCTAATAGCATCATGACTATAACAGAAAACCAGTATTTTATGAGTAATGATGATGATATCATTTTAGGTGATGCTTCTCTCACTACCGTAAACATTTATTTGCCTGATCCATATGTTAATACCGGCAAACAATATAATTTCAAGAAAATAGATTCTACTACTGGATATATAAATATATTGCCAAATGTATCTGAAAATATAGAAGGTACATCTTCAAAGTCTTTAACTACACAATATTCTCATTGTATTTTATCTAGTGATGGATCTCAATGGTGGGTCGTAGGATGACAAATGCCCAATAATATTCTTTTCACAGCCAGCGGAAATAGAGGCGCTACAGGCCCAACAGGTGCTCAAGGACCTACTGGATCTCAGGGTATTCAGGGGCCCACCGGTAGTCAAGGCCCCACAGGACCAACGGGAAATGATGGTTTGCAGGGTATACAGGGTATTCAAGGTATTCAAGGTCCAACAGGACCAACTGGAAATACTGGTCTACAAGGACCAACTGGCCCAACCGGATCTATAGGAGCAACAGGTTCAACCGGACCAACAGGTAATAGCGGTCCAACAGGTAACACTGGACCAACAGGCTCAATAGGACCAACCGGACCACAAGGAACAACGGGTGCTACTGGTCCTCAAGGACCAACCGGAGCAACCGGTCCTCTTCCAACTAACTATGTTGTTTCTATCAATGGAACTACTGGACCAATCTCAATAACAGCAGGTTCGAATGTTACCATCTCCCAGACAGGATTAACATTTACTATCAGTTCTTCTGGTTCCGGTGGCGGGGTTGACTTTACTTATGGAACTGCGGCGCCTCCTTCTCCTACAAGCGGATCACAATGGTTTGATAGTGAAAATGCTATACTATTTACCTACATCAATGATGGTTCTTCATGGCAATGGGCACAGCTTGTCAAGAACGGCAATGGACCAACTGGACCGACAGGACCAACCGGGACAGCTTCTACAAATGTCAAAACATTCTCAGTTGGAGCAGTATTTGATGGTGGTGGAAGTGTTCCTACTGTCAACAGTTATACATATGTTCGGTCGGCTATCGATGGAACCATAAGCAGAGCCTCGATCTTTGCGGATATTACAGGATCGGCTGTCGTCGGTGTTTGGAAGTCAACGTGGACGAACTACCCACCCGTTTCCGGAAACTCAATAACAGGATTGACTTTCCCACCAAGCTTATCCGGACAAATCAAAAATGAGTATACATCCTTAACTGGGTGGAATACCAGCGTCACAGCCGGTGACGTGTTTGCGTTTAATCTCGATTCAGTTAGCACATCAACAAAGGTGATCGTCCAATTGGACATTATCAAGACTTAAGGAGCGGTTTGTATGGATCTAAGAGAAACACCACATTTGAATGTTCACTTTCAAGAAGTTCTTCGTCCAATGGCAGAAAAACTAAGAGCCATTTTATACGAAGGTCAAGCCAATCTAAACACTCATATTGAACTTCTTACGGCTTTAAGTATGTTCCCCGATCAGAATGCTTTGGTAATCGATGGGCGAGCCGCCGAAGGCGTCAGACCAATGACGGTAGAACAACTGAAAGTAGCCTGCCAGTTTCTGGTGGACATGCTTCAGTGGAGCCAAACCGTAGAAAACGAACCAAGAGGAACGACAGCACTGAGAATGACCGTGCGTCCATTCAGAGTATAATAAACTATGACAGAAAGATGGTTCACCACTTCAACCGAAGGAGCACAGGGCGACGGTAGCGGATCTTCTTGGGCAAACCGAGCAGTTCTAGTTTCCGGTTCGACGTGGTCTACTATTATCACCGGATGGAACTTTCCTTCTAGCGGGACTTTGATTTGTTATGTCGGACCCGGAACATATAGCGTTAGCGGAAAGTTAGATACAGCAGCAATTACAAATCCTCCGGTTGTTTATGCTCCATTGCTATTCCATGGTTGTGACAGCAGCGGCAATCCACTCACTCCACCGGATCCAGACTGGAAATCAAATCAAGAACCATGGGATGACTCTTCATTACCAGTTCTTTCGTCTAGTGGTAATATCAATATTTTCAATTTAAGCAGTTTTTCTTGCGCCTGCTTGTTGAAATTTGTTTCTTCTGGAAATACCACAAATTCTACATTTGAAGTTGGAAAAACCATTTGGTGTCACGCCGTAAATTCTACTTCGAACGCCAGCACAAGAATTGGTGCTGGCGTTCACCATATGAATTCGGTTTTCAAAATGACTGGAACTGTGTATTCTGATATAAGTGCTGGTGTTACAATTTCATACAATTCCAAATATATCGGCAACAGTTCGGCGTCAGCGGGTAATGGAATACTACCGGGAACAAACCAAGTAAATGTTTTTGGATGCACATTTGTTGATCATCCAAATTATATGATCAAATTTGGTTCTGGCACACTTTCTCAAAATCATAACGTATTGTATAATCTATTTTACAACTGCACCACAGCTATTCAACTAGCTAGTGTGGCATCTCAAAGCAATACTCAAAAAATAATACACAACTATTTTGGAAATTGCTCTACAGTAATAGATTGCAATACCAACGCTAAACTAAAATTCTACGATAATCGATGTATACAATACACAAATCTTCTTATCAATGAAAACGCTATGGGCACCATTACCCCATTTAATGACTTTGACGCTGCAAGCACTGCCTCTGACGAATTGGTAAACGTTGCAACCGGTGATTATCGCATCAAGAATACTGTCGATGTATGGGGGAAAAACTACGGACCCTCCGACCAACCGAGATCAGGAGGAGGAACTGTAGTTTCTCTACTATAAACCATGGCATATACCACCAGATATTTTGGAACAACCGGAGGACCCAGCGGAAGCGATGGGTCGGACTGGAACAATCGAGCACCCCTATTGGTTGGAGGTACATCTGGAACATGGAGTGGCTCACTTACGGGTTGGAATTTTGGTCTTTCTGGGTCTCTTCTTGCTTATATTGGTCCGGGTAGATATACACCAAGCGTAGCATTAAGTCAAACTCTATTTGCATCCCCGTGTGGTGTCAGTGGGCATCTGTTCATGTGCGGATGTGATGCTTCTGGTAATGCCATACAGCCAGATTTGGGATGGAATTCATGCGAACCGGAATATGACACTTCTTCATATCCTGTATTTGTTGTAAATACCAATGCCAACTTTGTAAACTTGAGCGCAAATTTTGCTACGATAAGATGCCTTTACGTGGAAGGAAACAATGTAACAACAAACTTTATAGTAAGGTTTTGCGATACTAGTTATTGCAAAGTCCATGCCAAAAGTACTTGCACCTACGTAGGCAGCGGTCTGCATGATGCCAACTCAAAAGCGTTCGATAGCGTATATCAAAATGATTCCACTGTCTTTGGTACTATATTAGGGTCAGACCCTTTTAACTGCCGATCATTTGCTACAGCAACCGGTGCCACATGGGGAACCGGCATTGGCAATAACAATGCACCACATATATTATACAAATGTACTTCATATGGCGCTCCGTTGAGTCAAATACGCAGCAGCAGCGTTTCTCAAAATAATATGACACCATATTGGTTTGATAACACATTTTATGACGCTGGATTGACGATGGCTGCATTTTCTCTGACTGGTAGAAATATCGCTATTGGTATAATAGCCAATAACTACTTTGCAGATGCTACTGTTGGCATAGATTATCTTTCTTTCATCAACTGTATCACCATAAATAATAGACTAAGAACATTCACCACCTCTACTTTTTCTGGAACAGCCGACAACATTTTTCTATTCAATCAGATAACCGGAGGAACCGACGCCGATGAATTTGTGAATGGTACTGGTGGTACCAGCGGAGATTTGACAATCAAGAGCACTTCTACTATGTGGGGTCGAGATTACGGAGTAGCCGATCAACAACCAACCGGCGGTGGAAATAGAGTCGGTGGATTCTTCTTTGGATAAGGAACGCACATGCCTGTAAACTTTCCATTATCACCAGCAACAAACGATCTGTATTCGTACGGAAATACCGTATGGAAATACAACGGAACGGCATGGGTAGTACAAAACTACGCCCCGGAGTCTGTAACCACAAACATCAAGACTTTCTCGATTGGTGCCGTTTTCGACGGTGGCGGGGCTTTGCCAACGGTGGATACAAAGTCATATGTTCTTTGCCCAAACAGCGGAACATTATCAAAATCTTCAATCTTCGCAGATATCACTGGTTCGGCTCAAATTACAGTATATCGCAATAGTTCCTCTTCCTATCCCCCATCTACTTCTATAGTTGGATCACTTCCACCAAGCTTGTCTGGGCAAAATTTTAATCAATATCCTTCTCTAACGGGTTGGAGTACAAGCGTCACGGCTGGTGATATTTTTGGATTCAAACTAGATTCCGTAACAGGTTGTACTCGTATCACAGTTCAAATCGAGTGTATAAAATCATGAGGAGTGCGTAAATGCCAGCAGAACCAAGACCATTTCCTATGTTTACTATAATAGACCCATCTATAAAAAGAGTTTCAGTAACTCTTTCTACGTCAGAAGTTATTGAATTTAATCTTGATCAGATTTTGTATCCCACCGATTTAGTAAATATCGATCATCCTGATTTTGAAACGTTTTATGCTGTTTTGAGATGGCTGCGATCAAGAAATACAAATCTTGAAAATGGATTTAATGATCCTCAGGTCATGCAAGCCTATTTTAGTGCATACTTTATACCTATGGAGATTTCACCATGAGTAAGTGGCTACAAAATATATCAACAAGTGACGGTAGTATGCCTTCCATGTGGTTTAGAGGTGGCGTAAGTAACACAGAGGCATCATTTACTCTAACTGGTGCATCTGGTTATGTGTATGGATCAGCCGGTTCTGCTATATGCATGATGTCATTTTGTCCAATTGACAACGGTAATCTTACCGATATAGTTTTTAGACCAAAGCGATTTAATGGTACTTGGTCAAACACAGATCAAAAAATCAATTATGAAATACGAGAAGGGTTAGCTGCAGCTCGCAGGCCAGGAAATATTCTAACATGCACGGGAGACGTTCAATTAAGTGGCGCAGTTGAATGGGTAAATAAGACAGGAATTTCACAATCACTTACAGCAGGAAAAATATATTCATTAGTATTATATGATGCTGATGTTACAAATGGTGCAAATAATGTTTCTGTTGTTTTTCGTTTGGGAACAAGCATATCTACATATCATAGTTGTGTAATTGCAGAAGCGGGCACTACTGTTAATGGGTTTTCTACTTCTTATAATGTTTCGGGTGGAAATCCGGCGTGTGCTCTTAAAGTTGGAAATAGATGGTATGCTGGTCAATGTCAAGATTATCTAAATACAGAACCAGGAAGTTCAAAGTTACGAGGTAATAGATTTAAAGTAACTGAGAATTGTACTATTATTGGGCATATAGTAGGCTCGTCAGATGGAGATATGTTATATTTGCCTTATAAGTTCAAATTATTTGACGATTCTACTACAGCCGGAGGCACTCCGCTTTACACATTTACTCCATCCGCAACTTCAAACCAAAACGGGTCAACTCAAACCCCCGTCGCCACATATTATACAGAATCCCAGCATTATGATATACAAAAGGATACGTGGTATAGGTTTGTGGTAGATCCTAATCCATATGATGTGGCGAATACTAGACCAAGAAAAAGTGCTATCACCATTAGCGGAGATACAAGTACATTGTTGTCTGCTTTTGTTGCTCTATCTGGATCTTGTTATTGGACAGAATCTACTACAGGGGCAACAAGTTGGACAAATAGTATAACTGCTATGGCTTTAGTCAGCCCTTTGTTTGCTCCAAAAACACAACCCACAGGAGGAACTGGTTCTTCAACTCACGCTTTCGGGTTCGTTGGATAAATAAGAATATATGTCAAACTCCATAGCAATATCTCCCAGAGGACCAAGAGGCAATACCGGACCATCCGGCTCCATTGGCCCAACAGGAAATACTGGACCAGCCGGACCGACGGGATCAATAGGAGCAACCGGCTCAACAGGACCAACAGGCTCAATAGGGCCAACTGGGCCACAAGGAACAACAGGTGCTACCGGTCCCCAAGGACCAACTGGAGCAACCGGTCCTCTTCCAACAAACTATGTCTCCAGTTTTAATGGAGTAACTGGTGCTATAATATATTCTTCTACTCTAGCTACCTATAGTCTTACCGGAGTAGCCTCCTATAACATCAACGATTTTGTTATTTCTTCTACTGGAAACGTGGGCCTTACTTCTTCCGTGGCTAAGACAACCACAGGAAATACATTTACCCCCAGACAGACATTTTCTGGTGGCATAACTACTCAAAGTCTATATGTTTCATCCGGTGCTACCTTCGCGTCTTCAGCTAATTTTCAGACTACGGTAACTGTTCAAAATACACTTACCATCAGTGGCAACACTAACTTAGGAAACTCTACTTCTACAACCATAGTTTTACCAAATGCTCAGCAAATAAAAACAGCAAGCAACAGCACAACATCTGTTTCCCAATATACACTATACTCTGCTGATCCTAGTTTAGGTGGGTTTAATACAGCAGATGTAGTCATTCAAGCAGAAAGGTATGATGCTGTCCTTGGAACATTGGGAGTTCATACTGTTAGAATGATGATAGTAGGTAACTGGGCTGGTACGTTATATACAGCCAGCATATATGGAGAGACAAAAACGGGATCTCCTGTAGCCACATTTACGGTCGATGATGATGGTCTTTCTAGCTGGAGAATACGCGTTACACCATCTAGTACAGATTTGACATCAGTAAAAGCTTTCATAATAGCCTCTCCGAACCTAGGTCTATCCGTATAAATAGGTTTATATGCCAATAATACCATTTGACTCATATGGTGGATTTTCTATAAATGGAGCTACGTTCGCTGACAGTTCGCGTAATGTTTACGCTGTCGGAGCCACATTTACTGGAACTGTCTTCATTGGAGCTACGGGTGTCACTAGCATAGTTGGCAGTTTAAATGGATTTTATGGTGGCGTCTCTATTACCGCAGGATCGAACGTAACCATAAATAACTCCGGTAATGTAATCACCATCTCAAGCAGCGGTGGTGGGGGACCAGCCGGTGCAACAGGACCAACCGGGCCAACAGGACCCAGAGGATCGACAGGTCCTACGGGAAGTTTTCAGGATGGAACATACGGTGATATCGAGGTAACTGGCGGCGGATTAACTCTAAATATTATAGCAACGTTGGACACGATTCCTGTTGCTGTGACCGGGGTTAACTTTAACAGTCAGCAAGCCTTGAATTTTAGAATAGAAAACAGAACAAGCGATCCTGCTTCGCCTACAAGCGGGCAGATTTGGTTAAGAACGGATTTATAAAGGAACAGTTATGCCAAAAGCAACGACATTTTCAAACGACTTGATTGCTCTTATATTTAACGCAACCGCTATTGCTAATATAGCGGATAATGCCTCGTCTTCTCCTATTACTAACCTGTACTTAAGTCTTCATACTTCGGATCCGGGGGTAGGTGGATCTCAAACCACCAACGAAACCAGCTATACTAACTATGTCAGAGTAGCTGTTGTTCGATCTGGCAGCGGATGGACAGTTTCGGGAGGTGTTGCGCAGAACGCTGCTCTAGTACAGTTTGCTCAGTGCGGTGCCTCTGGTGCTACCATTACTCACGTAGCAATTGGTACAGCCTCAAGCAGCACAGGTAAGGTCCTCTATGCCGGAGCTTTGAACTCGTCCCTAGCAGTATCAAACGGCATTCAGCCTCAGTTTGCGATTAACGCGTTATCAGTAACCGAATCATAAGGATATGATATGAATAATTTTGAATGTAAATCTTGCGGAAAAGAAGTCAAATTGATTGAAGGTGCTTACATAAAAACATGTCAATGCCAGAATTCCGGTATTATAGCAAATATGAAAGCCGTGGCATATGGTGAAGCTAAAATAAATCCTGGTAAGAAGGCAAAGTAAATGGCTGGATTTAGTACAATAAAAGATTATGTTGATTGCCAAGTAAACGGGCGTATTCATTCGTGCGTATTCAGAAAAGTTCCTTCACAAGCTTCCACAGCCGGCTGGTGGGTAGACTTATCGATGGCGGCTGGTAACCCCATGCCTAACTACTATGTAGGAACAGAACTCAAAGCAACTCTATTTGACGATTTTAGAGGTATATTTCATGGAGATGACAAGTCGCCCTCTTCTAAACACCTGACCTCTCTATCTTTAATCACACCAACAGCCGCAATGGTTGGTCGATATATGTTATTAGATTATTTGATGTTCTATCCATTCGTAGATGGTGATTCGGCTGATGTACAAACGATGGATAATACAATAACTCTTCCTAGGTATGCGACAGGTGATGGTGTTCAAGTTATGGCAGTGGCAGTTGCTCCTACAACCGGAAGCGGAAGGTTTACTTTTGATTATATAAATCAGGATGGAGTTGCTAAAACTTCAAAATCTCAATCATGCTCTACAACTTCTGCTAATATTGCTACACTGGTAACAAGTCAGCAAGCGAACACAGATTGTATAGGACCATTCCTATCTTTAAATTCTGGTGATACAGGAGTTCGCAGTATAACTAGCGTTACGTTTAGCGTAGCAAACGGAGGACTAGTATCTTTGGTTCTTGTAAAACCAATAGCAGAGATAGCAATACGCGAAATAAATACAGAGGTAGAAGCAACATATGTAGATAAAAGACCAGGAATTTTACCTAGAATATATGACGGTGCTTATTTAAACTTAATTTCAAGTCCCGCAGGATCAGTGGCAGCCGGTATTTTAAAGGGCGCCGCATCATTCGCATGGAGTACGTAATATGGGTTGGACATCAATAGATGATATGGTAAATCAGCTTACTACAAATGGTAAGTATTTAAGAAGAGATACTGCGAAGAATACTACACCTGCTCATACAGCAGGCGGTTGGCATCTTTTGGCTGGCTTAGCTGGTAATCCAACGTCTACTACCTTTCCCGGTACCGATTTGGTATGGTCTAATACAGATGAGTTTACCGGAGACGGAACAAACGTTTTCGGTATATTAAACGGCGGACCTATGTCTGGTTCAGCTACAAAGCATCTTCTTTCTATAGGTGCTAGCGTTGTAGCAGCAGCTGGTGCTCCGTGGCAACTAAAGTTAGTGGATCTTCAAGGATATTATAGAATGTCTACTACTAACGTTACCGGTACTGGTTCTAGAACATTGATAAACTCCGAAACGTTTACAGCAAACGCAGGTACTGATATCATAACATACGCTCAGGACTGGAAATCTGGCACCAAGGTAAGATTTACCACAACCACTACTCTTCCCGCAGGATTATCTTTGGCTACCGATTATTACTTGGTGCGTCAATCGGCTACCACAGCAAAAGTGGCTTCTTCTTATGCTAACTATATTGCTGGTACAACTATAGACATTACAGATGCCGGTACCGGTACCCACACTTTAACTATTCAGATGCCAAGATATACAGACGGAGTTGGTTGCCAAGCTTTCTTCGTTGCTCAAACTGCTCCTTCAACAGGTGGTCCTACTTTGAGCGCGTCATCTTATACTAATACAGCAGGAACGTCTTCTAGATCATTTCAAGGATCTGTTACTTTCGGTGCTGCGGCTGATGCTTATGCTACCCGCGTTATTCACAGCGGAAACGCAGCAGGTAGATACGGACCGTTCCTTCCTTTAGCAGGAGGTGATACGGGAATTAAATCTATAGAATCATTTACATGGTCTGCTGGTACAGCTTATACCGGCTCGGGTGTTATAGCTTTGTGTATAGCAAGGCCAATTTGCGATATATCAGTTCCCGTTACTGGTATGTGGTCAGAGAGAGATTTGGTGAATCAGCTACCATCTCTTCCAGAAATCAAAAACGGTGCTAACCTGCAATTCATGATGTTCTCTACTGGTGCTACAACAAACTTGTCTCCCGTGACTGCTGCTTTGGATTTTGGTTGGGGAGGATAAATGTTAATAAACAACGCTGTGAGACTCGGTGGTGGGCCAATGAAGTATATGGGGGGTGCAGCGGCTGGCGTGATAGACCGGTCGATCTGGGGCACTCCTGGATCTATTTTAAATTGGTACGCAGGAGAAGGAACGAGTCTCAGCGGGTCTTCTATAGCCAACAAATCTGCTTTTCCTGATGGTTATAGTCATCCTTATTGTTGGGTTAAAGCAATCAAACCAGGAGGAATGGCGTGCAGAGGTATAATCATAGGCGAGGTTGATATATCCCTATCGATGGCTTCTGGTGTAAATGCTGAAGCCGGTCTTACCGGAACTGGTTATATCAATAATGCAGCTCTTGGTCTAATAGTCTCTCTATTATCTGGAATTACTGGCGGTGGTCAAATTACATCTTCTTCTCTCCTAGCTAAAGCCAACGCAGCAGCCGGACTAACCGGAGTAGCTTCGTTGTCAAGCGGGGATTTAGAAGCACTCGGTAATATGATATTGGAATTAGTAACAGAAGGAACAGTATCCGATGCTTCGTTGCTAGCTAAAGGATTTATGGAAGCAGATCTTGACGTGGTTGGAGCTACTCTCACGACAGCAAACGTAGCTGATGCTGTCTGGGGAGCCTTAGCGGAAGCAGGATTCTCTTACGATCAAATAATAAGAATAATAGCGGCTGCTACGGCAGGAAAAGTATCAGGAGGACCTGGATCTCCTGTCTTTAGAAATTTGTCGGATACAACAGATCAGATTATAGGAACAGCAGATTCTTCAGGAAACAGAACAGGTGTGACATACGGGGATTAATAGATGCCGTGGTTTGCTTCAAACTTTTATACTACAAGCTGGTATGAAACTAACTGGTATTACGGAGCAACCGGAGCTACTGGATTTCCTACACAATATTCTGGATTACGAGTATATTACGATTCTACTGTTTATGACTTGTGCCTTGTTTCCGTTTCTGACGCTCCGAGTGGAATGGGAGGCGTGTTGAAGGTAAGAAAAAATAACACAACATATGCAGCTTATCTAGTAGAAACATCAGATCCTATGGCATCAAGCATAAGAATAAAAACATCAACAGGTGTAAAAGCCATAAGACTAAAAGATTAATGTATAAATACAAATGAATATTTTTATACCATAAAGGAGTTTGATTAAGTTATGAGTACGCCAAAGAAAATAGTGCTTTGTATGATTGTAAAGAATGAAGCCCATGTTATCGAAAGATGTCTAGCCAGCACGTTGCCGGTTATAGACACATTCTGTATCGTTGACACCGGATCTACCGACGGAACTCAAGAAAAGATTAAGAAGTTTTTTGAGCAACTAGGTATCGATGGGGTTATTCATGAAAGACCTTGGGTAGACTTTGGTACTAATAGATCAGAGGCTCTGGAGCTAGCTAGACCATGCGGAGATTATTCTCTGATGATCGATGCAGATGAAATATTGGAATTCGATGCCAACTTTGACCCAGAAAAGTTCAAGTTATCATTGGATAGAGATTTGTACAATGTGTACGCCATCTACGGCGGTACCAAATACCATCGCCCCCAGTTTACGTCAAATGCTAAGAGATTCTATTACCGCGGTGTTTGCCATGAATATGTGGATTGTTATGACAAGATCGAAACAAGAGATTTCTTAAGAGGTTTCATTAACCGTCCTATTCAGGATGGAGCCAGATCTAAGGATCCAGAAAAGTACAAGAGAGATGCTAAGTTGTTTGAGGATGCACTGGCTTCTGGTAAGGTAGACCCTCAGGACATTAATAGATATCATTTCTATCTAGCTCAGTCTTATAGAGATTCCCAACAATGGGAAAAGGCTATTGACGCATACCTTAAGAGAGCTAGCTTAGGAGGATGGAACGAAGAAGTATTTTATAGTCTGTTCCAAGTGGGCAAGATAAAGGAAATGTTAAAACATAATATCGACGAGATTATAAAGTTTTACATTGAAGCATATCAAGCTTGCCCGTTTAGAGCAGAGAGTTTGTGGGCAGCGGCTAAGCTGTGTCAAGTCTATGGAAGATTCGATCAAGCTTATCGCTTAGCTAAGCAATGCGTGAAGTTACCAAATCCAGATGGAGCCTTATTCGTGCTGTCGTTCATATACGAATGGGCTGCTCTTGATACATTTGCCTCAGCTGCCTTCTGGACAGAGAACTACAAAGAATGTCAGCAAGCGTGCGATCAACTACTAAAGAGTGGAAAATTGCCTCCACAAGAACGAGAACGAATAGAAAGAAACAAAAATACTGCTGTACAGTATTTGGTAGGGAACTAAAATAAAGGAAAGCCATGGCTTATAGTGCGTTAGATCCTAGTGTATATGGAGGCACTGCTTCATCCGGAGCAGACGGTCAATCCATTCGTAAAACAATAACTCAAGCCAATAGTTTTGCGGCTGGTGATGCTGTATACTTTAATGGGACTACTTATCAAAAAGCACTGGCTACGTCCTTGTCTACCGCCAATATAGTTGGAGTAGTAGAATCGGCTGACTCTAGCACCTTTGTGCTTGTCATGCAGGGTTACATAAACATAGCTTCTGCTCCTTATAGCGCAGGAAGCTTACTATATTTGTCTTCTTCTTTGAGCGGAGGACTAACTACATCGGCTCCTACAAACACAAGCTATATTGCAAATCCTGTTTTAGTATGGAATAGTGCTACAACAGGTATAGTTATAAACTCGCTTAGAACAGGAATAGCAGGATCGGAAGTTGGATTATATACACCAGTAGGAACCATAATAGCTTATGGTGGAGCTGCTAATAATATTCCAGGAAACTGGCTACTATGTAACGGAGATGCTTTTCCGAAGGATGTAACATCTGGTTCAACGGGAGCTACAGGAGAATACGAAGAATTGTATGTAGCCCTCGGTGACACTTACTATATTCTAGGAAGCATTACTGGTTCCGGAAATACTGGATATATCACATTCAACGATTCTATTGATAATCCTGCTTCTACGCATACAAAAAATCACAACTTTGAAGTAAATGATTATTTTGAAATAGGATGGCCTGTGCCGTCTACTCCAAGCACTACACCGACTAATAGAATAGTTGGTAAAATTACTTCTGCTTCGACTTCTTCTAACGTTTGTCAGTTCAATAAGTCTTACGCAATAGCAAGCGGAACTTTACCTTCTTCTAGCACATTAGTTAAGATTTCCTCATATTCTAGCCCTCCTTCAGCTGGGTTGACTAACAACAAGTTCTTTATCCCAGACTTAAGAGGAAGAACAATAGTTGGAAGCTATACAGGACACAACTTATCATATATCTCTAGAGGATTTGTCGGTGGCGAAGAATCTTCTATTCTGACAGAAGCAAATCTTCCAGCTCACTCGCATGAAATAGGAATAACGGGTGTAGCTGGTCTCGGATCTGGCGGACCAAGCGTAACAGGATTTTCTTATGGTGGTAGCTTATCCACCGTTACAACTTTCTTAGAATCAGGAAGAAATCAGGATGTATCTAGCTCTTCTTCTTTTACAAACTTGCCACCTTATTCTTCTTCTAACTGGATTATTAGATATAAGAGAGCTTCTGGCGCAGGTATTGAAGTGGGTCCGCCTGGTCCTGCTGGGCAGAATGGTACAAATGGCGCAAACGGTGCTACGGGTGCCACGGGTCCACAAGGAGCTACCGGTTCAACCGGAGCCACCGGTCCACAGGGAGCAACCGGAGCTACCGGGGCAACTGGGTCAAGAGGAGCCACGGGGTCTACAGGTGCAACTGGATCTACAGGAGCCACCGGTCCTCAGGGAGCCACGGGACCAACCGGACCACAAGGAGCTACTGGTAGCGGCGCGGGAACTATAAATAGTACCCCACAACTCAATACAATAAGTCCAGAAATCTATTCAGAACTTCAAATATCTGGAGCCGGATCCCCGGGTGGATTCTATACAATACCGTTTACCGGAAACGCTCCTTATATGTTCTCTTACCCGGATATAGGATACTACAACGTAAGATTCTATGGTGGAGAATATGACTTACAATATCCATTCACGATCTCTGATAACTATATTTCAGATCACCCAAGCAAACTTCATATTTCGTGCGCAGCAAATACTACAAACTACATTACTCCACTCTCTGCGCTATCCATAACAGGACCAACAGCCGGCGGTGGAACTCATACGAACAGATGGGTGTTGACATTTACTGGATCATCTACTGATTTCTTGGATACAGATTACGTCTGTATCGGTGGAACATCATTGAATATACCAGATTACTTGCGTGGAGTACATAGCGTACTTCGTGTAACAGGCGGAACTCCAAGTCTAAGTAACTTTAGTATTCAACTATATTTGGACACCCCGGTTGGTATAACTCCATCTACGTCACTCGCGGCTACATCAGTAAGCGGTTATATTCAATCAGCCGGTGTAGTATTCCATGTTCCAACAGTGGCTACAGGAGATCACAAGACCGTCTTCTTGCTAGATTCTCCAAACAAGTGTTGCTCGTTCAATATGCTCAATAACTCTAGACCATTAGTAATGATCGGAGATATTACCAGAAATTCCAACGGCTATGGAATCAAGGCTATAAACGGAGCTGAAGTAATACTTGGAAGCAATATATGGTTTGAAAACCTACAAACCGCGATTTATATTTCCAACTTCTCAACGGTATCGGATACTGAAATCCACTAAAGGAAAGAAATGATAAACATATCAAAGTGTAATAATGGTGTATTTCTGAAATCTGCTAGTCTTGAGATTACTAGCAGACCCTTGCATTTGAGTAGCTGTTTTGACTATGGAATATACTTAACTAATAGTTCAACTCTTAATATTCACGCAGATGCCATCACCGGAGCCACATATGGCACCTCGTTGTTGGCATACAACACCCCAACAACTGTCTTGGCTAACAAAGGCTCCAGTATAGATGCTATAAGAGATGCTAGAATAACAAATACAATAAACGGCGTGGCTGTTATTTCTAACTCAACTGCTTTGGTACAAGATAGCGTAATAAACGCTAAAGCAGGTATTACTTCTTCTGGAAATACAATATCAGCTATCTTGTCTCAATCATCTTATGTACAGTCTTTTGATAACTCCATAACAGGATATGGTTCTCTCACGGGCGGAACGGGAAGCTCTGTTTATAGGTCTTCGTTGAGTGGAGTACTAGTAGTAGAATCGACTACTGCACAAAATCTATCCAGTTTAGGCATCAATAACTCTGGATCTATTGTGGTAGATATATACAGAGGTGCTAACTTTGATGGAAGAACAACGTTATCCGGAGATGGTATAGAGCCATGATATGTTTTAAAGAGGAATGTGGAACCATTACAATCAACGGGCAATTTTCTTGCTCTGTTGATGTTTTCAAAGTACTCGAACCAACATATCAACCTTTACCAGAAGGCTACACACAGAGATTATATTTTCCAGGAAAATCTCATACCCTGATAAGTGATAAAGGTTACCAACCAGTATTATTAGATTCAACATGGATTGACGGTGACAGATATATCTCTAGGATTGAAGACTTTATTTTATTAAAGAACTACATACTCAGGGATGAAATAGAAACAAATGATCTCATTCTTTCTGAAATAAACAAACGTCTTCCGTATGATGAAAAGAGAAAAGCAGAATATCCCTCAATAGAACTTCTGGTCATAGCTCTTTGGAATCACATAGTAGAAAAGAAATCCAAAGAAGTATCTGGAATTCTAGATTTACAGAAGAAGAGAACGCAGATCAAAACAAAGTATCCCAAGGAATAATAAATGGCGATTAGAACAAGACAACAGCTAATAGACTATTCCCTAAGGAACTTAGGTCACCCTGTAATACAGATTAACATAGATGAAGACCAAATAGAAGACAGAATAGATGATGCTATTCAGTTTTATACGGAATATACTACAGACGGTATGGAAAGAGTCTACCTCAAGTATGAGATGACTCAAAATGATATTGATAATGGATACATAACCCTTACATCGGCTGGTGCAACCGGTCAGATGCAGAATAACGAACACGAACAGCAGCCCACAGAAGCCGGTGTAACTGCTCCTGTTCCAATCGAAGATTCCTTGATAAGTGTTCTTCAAGTATTTCATTTCTCTAGTTCTTCTATAAACATGTTTGATATTAGATATCAATATGTCCTAAATGATCTTTATACTATGGGATCTATAGATTTACAACACTATTACATAACTCAAGAATATTTAAGCTTACTGCGTCAAATGTTAAGTCCAGATAAGCTTATCAGATTCAATAGAAAAATAAACAGACTGTATATAGACACCAAGTTATCCAGAGAAATAAGAGCCGGTAACTTCCTTGTTATAGAAGGATATAGAGCAGCAGATCCTACAGTATTTCCTGAAGCCTATAATGATATTCTTTTAAAGAGATATGCTACAGCCTTACTGAAGCGGCAATGGGGAGCCAACCTATCAAAGTTTCAAAACATTCAGCTTCCCGGTGGTGTGATTATGAACGGCGAACAAATATATGGGCAAGCTATTCAGGAAATACAAGAAATAGAAAATACAGTTATGAGTAAATTTCAAGAACCACCCGACTTTTTTTGTGCCTAGCCCATCATAAACTCAGGAGGCTGATTTATTATAAATACTATCATAAGGAGATTAAAATGATAGTATATTTAATAACCAACAAAGTCAATAATAAACAATATGTAGGTATTACCTCTAGACCAATAGAAAACCGTATAAACGAACACAGAACAGCAACAACCAAGAGTGCTATACATGACGCTATAGTAAAATATGGAATAGAAAACTTTACTGTGGAACAAATAGATACAGCCAATACATACGAAGAACTATTAGAAAAAGAGATACACTGGATTGAAAAATTGAATACATTTGGATCAGGATATAATTTAACAAAAGGTGGAGAAGGATCGTTGGGAAGAATAGCATCGGAAGAAACTCGTCAAAGACTCAGCGAAGGTGTTCTTAATAGTCTAACCCCCGAACGCAAAGAGCATCTGTCAAAAAAAACTACAGAATATTTTCAAAACAATCCAGAAAAACGGTTAGAAATGTCTGAGAAGATTTCTAAAACTTTAATAGGAAATCAACGAGCTAAGGGAAAGAAACACAAGAACCCACGTCCAGAACACGCCAACGAAGGTACTCGCTTATATCAGTTAGGAAGAAAAAGAACACCAGAAGAGATAGCGAAACTAAAAGCAACAAAAAAGAAAAACTACAAACCAGAAGACAATCCTATGAATAGTCTAGAAAACCGTAAAAAAGTTGGGCTATCGAAAATAGGTAAGAAAAAATTCAAACGAGAAGACGGTTCTTTCTTTTACTCCTTCCCCGAAAATCCAATAGATCCGAAGAAAGCATAAATACTTCATATGTCAACCAACCATTATTTCAATCATATCAGGCAATA